GCCAACCACTACACTGACCGCTGCTCACAGGTGAGGAATTTCGGCGAGCACACCTGGGGACTTTCGATGAGCGCGATCAATTACCGGAGCACGGATCCTGACTATTCCCACTGATTCGGGATTCGCTTGCGCACCAGGCACATAAACCGTCGCGTCCTCCGGTGAGCACCGGACGATTCCTGTCGATTCCCGGCCATTATCGGTGAATAACCGATGGCCTTCTGCCTCGTCCGGCATTGGCGAAGCGCGCACATAGGCCGCTGACACTCACGATCCGTCAACGGCTATGCACAGGTGCTAGCCCACAGATCGCTCGCGGGCCTCGATGAGGAGAGCAATCACGGCAGACATGCGTCGCATCAAGTAGTCCTGAGCCGCGACCGGGACACCGATCTTGTCGGTTTCATGGTGCCGAATCTGGAACTGGTTGCCGATCCGCGTTAGTTCCAACATCTCCGCCTTGACGGAGTCGCGCAGTTCGGGCGGTTCAACGTTCGCGGCAAGCCGATCAGCACCAGTCGATTTGGTCCAGCCGTCGATTGTCTTCAACCGCTCAAAACCATCCCATAGCTTCTCTAGTGCCAAGTAGCGGTCCGCTGCACGGCGCGACACGTACAGACGATGCGCTTCCGCTAGTAGATTGTCGAGAACTTCATCGCCCGTCGGTACTTGAAGCGAATCGAGTGAATGAACGACCTCCTCGGGGATGATCCGCTGCACCTCCCCTCGGATGTCCATCGCGAATGCAGAACCGCCTCCGCTGAGGATCATGTTGACGGCGTCGCGGAAATCGATCTTCCCTGCATCTCCGTCGAACTCCAGCTCATGGTGCTTGAAGAAGCCATGCCACTCCGCGCGCTTCGGCAATGAAATCTTCTGCGCTACTACTTCAAGGAGATCGAACACAGCGTCGTCGCTGGCGTCTCGGTTGACTGACAACGGCCATTTGATCTGCGGCACTACTGCGCCCAAGTAGGACACGACTGCATCGCGATCGCTGCCGGTTATGCCGTTCCCGTCGTAGCAATGCTCGGGAAACGACTCCGCGAGCCAGTTCGCTTCAACGCGGGATCGCACGAAGTTCAGTAGCGCATCCTTCGTCGTAGAAGAAAGGTTCTGGGCAGTCTGAGGTGTTCCGCGGCCGTGCCGATCCGAGTACAAGTTCCTGCTCACACTTCTGATCTTCTCAGTCAACATCGGTCGATCCACGCAGTTTCCGAGTCAATTAGCTGTCGTAACCGCCCACCAGCATGGCACCTTGGGGCTTCGTCCTCGACTTAGTCATCAGTGGCTTGCAAACCGCGCCACCACCGAGGCAATCGCGCCCACCAGCGGTGTCCTCGAACTCATACGAGGGTGGATAAATGATGGCTTGGTGATGGCGAGCGTTCGATGGTTGTCACCGTTCCTCGGCTTCGCGCAGCTCCGCCGAACTGATCGCTTGGTCCAGCGCTTCGACAACTCCAGCGAGCCATTCGGTGAAAAGTCGCGGCTGTCCAGGCAAGGCACTCCATTGACTGGCCGTCTCGCGTCGACCTTTGAGATTGTCGGACTCAGGTCCCCACGCGGTCGAATGCGGGTGCATGAATCGGACCGTCGCCGCTCCACGCAGTTCTGCATCGTCGGACGTGCCAAGAATCGCAACTAGCAAAGGGTCGGGCTCGTCAGTATCAAACGCGACATGACCAATTAGTTGAGACCAGATCTTCGGGTCGTCGATATCGGCTACTAGAGGAAGGAGCTGATCGGGCCCGATCACCCGCTGAATACGGCTTAGGACCTTGGCGTCGTCAAGCCACAACGACCATCGGTGAAAGGTGCCATCCGCGCTAGCCTCCAAAAACTCGACTATCGCTGGCACCACCACGACCGGTTCAGCACGACTGAGCTCGTCCAGCTCGCTCAGAACGTAATCGGACGGAAATGAGTTCAGTGATTGAAGGCGTCGCAGCAGCATTTCTAGTCGTTCCGCGGTAGTCAGGCCCAGGCGCGGAAGGATGTTACCGACGTGAAGATCCACCATTGTGGAACCGCCAGGAGTGCCTTCTGCTGCTTCCGAGATGGTGAGTAGATCGGTCAAGACCGACCTGAGCCGGGAACCGACAGGGGGAACTGGAGTGACTTCAGTCCACTGATCCGCTATGCCAAGAGCTTGATCCAACGTGCGGTGCACGCGGTTGTCGTTGCCATCTCGAATTTGGTTCCGTGCTGCTTCGACCAGCAGTTCCAGCAGACCGGCCACCGCATCGGCGCTGAGCGGACGAGTCCAGCCGCCATACAGGAAGCGGCCAACCTCCTCGGCGGGCGCCGACCCTTGCCTAACCGCTTTGATCGCGAGCTCGGCAAGCACATCGGTCGCGGGTAACAGGTGGATGCCCTGAAGTACCGCCTTTCCCAGGTCCTTGCTGGTGATCCATCTTTCGAGTACTACCACCGGATCTACCGCATCAACCATGGCGAGGCCACGAAGATAACCCACTAACGCCGGAAGTGGGGGCTGCGGGAGCGTCTCCATCTCAACCTCGAACTCAACGCTAGGGGCCCGCTTCGCAAGCTCTTCAAAGAATCTGCTCGCAGTATCCGCGTTTCCGTCCTTTGCGATTTCGATGATCTGCCGCCAGACGGCCACTCCTCCAACTGCCGTTTCCTCAACGAGATTGACAAGCGGTCCTGGCAGGCCAGCAACGCGCTCGTCGAGGTCCTCGGAGAGCTCCCAGACGGAAGCTGCGAAGACATAAGCAGCGCGCTGATATATGCCTTCACCAGTTAGATGTGTGATGCGATCGAAAATTTTGGCGTCGAGTTCTGGATCTGGCTCGTCGTATGTGCGTGCGTGATTGAGAGCTTCGATCAGTTCTGCGCGCCCGCGCGGAGGCCATTCAACTTCGCCGAGCGACGCAAGCGCTTCGGTGGGGATGCCGCGCGACAACGCAGTGCGGAGTCCTTGGGCGAGAGAGCGTGCAACCGAATCGCGCGAATCCAACTCATTACGTGCGATCTCGATTAGCAATTCCCACGCTGACATACGTGCAGCAGCCTCTTCCGCGAACGTGGCTGGTCGCCACTCGATCGGCGGCACTCGGCCACCAAAGTCTGTCGCGAAGCGGGTTTCGTGGGGGTCGAAAGCCGATGCGAGGCCGGGAATAACAATCCGTGTCGCGGCTTGCCCGTGAGCCCTCAGCGCTTCTCGTGTCCAACTAATCCTTCGTGCGTAATCTGCGCCTGTTCCGCCAAGGAAGACTCGGTATATGCCCTGAACCGCGCCGGTCGCATTGTTCGACCACTGCTCGTTTTCAGCCATCGCGAGTCGCAAAGCTGCAGTAGCGGCCCGCTCGAATAGGTCACCAGACCAGAGCAACACCTCGATCGCTTGAACGAGGTCGCGGCGGCCACTTCGAACCGAGGCGAGTTGCTCGGTGGTTACTCCGTTCATGATCCGTTCGATTGTCAGCATCGCAGTTGCCGGATCCACAATGGACGCGACGTGTAAAAGTCGAGCGGCGCCATCGTCCACGTCAGCTATGGCGCCGTCCGTAAAAGGGGCTTCCTCCAGAAGCACCCCAAGGGTGCGCGAAACTACCGGGTCTCCGGCGAACTGTCGCATCTGGTCTACGATCCGTTCCCGCAGAACTTCAGGCAGTTTGTCGAGCTCGTCAGCAATCGTGGTCGAACGCAGCTGCAAGAACCGTGCCGCGAGCCAGACGGCGAAGATTCTCGGGGTCACCCGACGATAGCGTCCGGCAGTCGATACAAAACGCCGCAATTCTCGGTCGGCCACCCCGCGCACTGAAGCCTCGTCGATGTCAAAGACTTCGCAGGCCAATCGCAACTCAAGTGCCAAGTCACCTTCGAACCCGAGGCGTTCGAATAAAGCCACCAGCCCAAGGGCGGGAACTTCGTCGTCACTGATCAGTGTTGCAAAGACTGGGCCGATAGCATCGTCTGCGCGAATTTGCTCCAACAGTGTGGAGTCTGGTCCGCCGTTCGCGAGCGCGATAGCAAGCGCATCTGCGAGACCCGGATAGCCGTCAGTGAGACTCGCGACGAGGGACGCTTGTTGCTCGTCGAGCCCCCTCGACAACGCGATGTTCTTGCTGGCCTGAGCCTCGAGGGGAAGCAGTTCGAGCCGGCGACGGTCTTCGATCGCTCGCTCGCGGGTCGTGCGAGGTCCAGTCGTGATGAGCCTAATGCGGCCTTGGCACAGTCCGACCAGGTTGTTGAGCCTGCGCCGCTCGTCGGCATCGCAGTCGTCAACTACCAAGATAAGAGAGCTGCCGGGGGTGTTCGCGATGTCAGATAGGAGCCCCTGATTCCATCCGCTTGGGTCGCGTGCGACAAGAACGCGTTCACGTACGCCGTCTTGAGCGAGAGCCTCGTAGACAAGGCGACTTTTGCCAACGCCGGTGTCTCCGTAGACGAGAATTGCGTTCGGTTCGTTGCGGACCGCGACGTGTTGGCGGACAGCGTCGATCGCTGCGAGGCGTGGCGCGTCCGGTTCGAATTCAATCGGCGAAAACCCGCGCGCCCACACCTCGAGACCCACCAAGCCGCTGATCGGCATCGGCCCATGTTGAGCGAGTACAGCAACATGTTGGTAGCAGAGTTGCTCGATCTCGTCGGCAAAAATCGTGACGACGTTAGCGTCAGCTCGAATCTTCTTGACCGCGTTTGTGAACGCCGTTGTGACTGCCTTTCGTTGTTTATCGATCGGGTCGTTGGTCCAAAACAACACGTAGTCAGCGCCGTTCTTGATTGCCTCGATGAGCGCCGCGTGTTTCGTCGGATTGATTTCTTTAGAGACCGAAGGGGCCGTCTTTCCGCTCTTGATTTGCCAGACGTTGTGCCCTCGCGGGAAGTCCGTGTCAGCCGTCTCGGGGAATTTCGTGCGCCCATCAATGCCTTCATCGGCTGTCTTGACTCTTCCGCTGATGGCGACAGTATCCAGTGGCAGTCCGAGGCGCCCTCGCTCGGCCATGCACAGGGTTCGAGCCAAAGACACCGCACCGTCCTCGTCCTGCCCACGTATCCAATGATCAATCTTCAGATCCACTCTGTGTTGACCTCTTTCCGCCTGCGCTCGACAGTGATCGTCGGGGTAGTCGTGTGCCATCTAGCACCATCACCTTAGGAGAACTGGGCACACCAAATCGCCACTCGGACTATCTGTGGTTGCTTCGACAAACTCCGGATAGTGCAGATGAGGCGGCACCAGCCAGACTGCACTACGGGCTTCGTAGGCTGCTCTGCCTCTCTGTCTCAAATCTTTAGTTTCGGACAGCGACCGGCGAGTATCACAGCAGCGCAAATACACCGAGGTCAAGCTGTCGCAAAACTCGCCTCAAAACAATGGTCGCAAAACCTTGCATGTGCGATAGATTTGAGACAGGCTTGGAAAATGGACACATCGACGACGGCCGACACTGGTGTACTGCTGGGCTACGCGCGAGTGTCCACCGCTCATCAGTCCCTGGACCAGCAACTCGACGCACTGACCGAAGCCGGAGTCGGGCCCGACCGCATCTACAAAGACAAACTGTCGGGGACCTCCACACGTGAGCAGCGTCCAGGTCTTGCCGCCCTACTGGATTACGCCCGCCCCGGCGACGGCATCGTCGTCGTTGGCATCGATCGCCTTGGTAGGAATGCAGCGGAGGTGATGGCCACCATCCGCGACCTAGCCGAGCGGGAAATCGTGTTGCATTCTCTCCGTGAAGGCATCGACAGCTCAAATGCAACCGGCCGCATGATCGCTGGGGTGCTAGCGAGCCTTGCTGAGCTCGAGCTCGAGCTTGGTCGAGAGCGCCGAGCTGCGGCACGAGAGTCCCGTCGGGCGCGGGGCCAGCACATCGGTCGACCAAAAGCTCTTGACAACGCAAAGGCTGCATTGGCGCAACGTATGCACCTAGCAGGCGAGCCCGTACTGACAATCGCGAACACACTCGGTGTGAGCCGGGCAACGGTCTATCGGGTGCTGGCCGAGGATCTTCACGCAGGTAAGGAGGACCAATGAGCCGGCCGACGGAATTGTCGACAGACGAAGTTGACGGGTTGATAGCGATCGGGCTAGCCCACGATTTCTGGCGCGGCCAGTGGTCAACCGTCGAAGAGGCACACATCCACAGACCTCCGCACAGAATACGGCGAATCAGCGACGGAGAGATGTTCGCGGCCAACATCAAGGTCACACGAATCATGTTGGAAGAGTTCAGATCAGGTTTCGACCTGGAACGCGTCGTTCAACGGTTGACGGAACCTGGTCAGCTGCGCGTTGGACGTTGGGAAGGCACAGAGCTGTGCCATCGCGATGTCACTGACCTGCTAGGACCGTACTACGAAGAGTGGTGCGGCGCGGTTCAGAAGAAGGCGGAATGGATTTCAAACCAGATCTCCGAGGACGGGCTGAGGGAAGTACTGGTGAAGTACGTGACCTTCGCGAACCTGGTTGCGCCGCATTGGTGGAGCGGCCCGGATTGGCCCGAGATGGTCACGGCCTTTCTCGACACAGTCGATGAACTACCGCCAGGACTGCCGCCTGCGCTGCAAGACCGAGACGTCATGCACCGCATCCTCCTGTCGAGCCCTGATTCTCTCGGTACTGAAGCTCTCGAATGGCTTGTCTGTAAGGGGCTCAGGAAGACGCTGATGCGCTCCGACCACCTCGACGATTGACTTCCTGCCTCTAGAGTGTCTCTACTTCGTCGCCTGGGGGGGCACCCTGAAGCCGTTGTTACACCAGACACTCACGCAAATCCGGCCCCCTCTCCCCAGCGGAATTCGATGGACCGCTTACATTTTCAATCCGCTTCGGGAACACCTTAGGTCATTGGGGTGGGCAGGACTTTTGCTCCTACTTTCCAGTTCGGGGGCAAAGCGATGCTCAATGAGAGCCGGTCGCAGCTCGGCTCATGCCTCCTGCCGCAAACCTGCTACACACCTGACATGTGCATGTCGCGGCCCCGCGTACGTCGCCGATCCGTTGCTACCGAGCGTCGCTTGATTCGCCGCCCTCGTCGGTAGGAAAGCGCCATGGCAGTTGGCTGGCTTCCAGGTTGCGGTACGTCTCCAGGATGTTGTCAGGGAGGGGCGTGGGGTAGCCAGCCTCGTCGGGTAGACCGGTGATGACGACAGTGCCGTCCAGGCGCTCGAGTTCGGCGATAGCGGGCTCCAGCTTCCACCAGAGGAAGCTGGCCATCGAGTTGAACGGGCCCGGCCTGTTGCTGCACCAGATGGTGATGTTGGCGACCTCGAAGGTCCCATCGGTGTCGCCGACCAGCTTTCTGTAGGCGCTTGGCTTGTCGTCAAGTTTGCGGACTTCGTAAGCCTGATCAGGTCGGATAACCAACGCTTGTATACGTGATTCAGACACGGCTGCTCGTTTCCTCTATGCCTCTCCACGCTGACGGTGAAAGATGTTGCTTGCGCAGCGTAGACGCAGTGAATGACTTTGTCTTCTATTGCACGGGAGGAGATTTCGTACCTGATTGCCTAATACTCCTGATCGCCGCGACCTGCAGATACAGCAACCAGACCAAGACGGACAATCGAAAACCACGCCGGGCGGAACAGAAGGACGCACCGCAATCCGCTTGCGGCTCCGCCTAAAGGAAATTTTCTTCTACCTGCGGAAACAGCGACCGGTTCTATATCTATTTAGCCTTGTCACACGTCGCATGTGGTGGCGAGCGTTATCCGTGTACCGGGCACTGCCTGACCGCTGACCCCAATCCTCCAGCCCAAGCATGCGAAGGGAGAACCAAGCACCGTGCGTGAGAGGTGTTGTGCAACAACCCTTTTTCCTTCGCGAGCGAGATTGCCTGCGAAACACCACTGGGAGATGCTGGAATCCACATACCTTCGTTACGCGGGCGACCGAGCACCTTTGCGATCTCACCTTGGGGGCACGGTGCATGCCCGTTAGCCCCGGCCCTCGCCACCGCGAAAGCAAAGACGCGGAACCACGCGTCATGAGCACGGTAGTTCAACGCGTGCTCGTCCCAGACCGATTGGTACGTCCTACGCCATGAGTTAATGCTCCGCTTCGGCGGTGAGGGCATTGATGCCATCCGTGATCGGTCCTTATCGTTCTCCCGGCGATGATCGCCGCCTGATCGTGTCTTCACGATCAGGAAAGCACTGTCCCGGAGTCGATTACAGGGAAGCCAGTATCGGTCGACCAGGGATTACAGGGACCAGTTTCGATGGCTGCATGAGCGAAACGAACGAATCGATCTGGCTGAGCAGGAAAGAACTTGCCGAGCGCCTCAATGTACCGGCGAAGACTCCAGCGGAGTGGGCGACGAAGCGAACTGGACCGCGCTACGCACGGTTCGGCAGGCACGTCCGCTACCGCTTGTCCGACGTTGTGGCATGGGAAAATTCCCTGTTGTCGGACGCTGACGCCGTGCTCGACGCACGCTAGCACCACGAACGGAAGAAACACCTGTGGCAGGACGACCTCCGCTGCGAATTGGGCAGCACGGCAAGATCAGCCGACAGTATGTCGGCGGCGGCGTTTGGGTAGCGCGATGCCGCTATCGAGACAGTGACGGGGTCACACGAATCGTTGAACGACGCGGTCCGGTCGATGACTTCGACAAGCACGGCAAGCTAGCCGAGGATGCGCTCATCGAAGCACTGTCCGACCGTCGGCTTCCAGCTGATACTGACACCATCGGCTACGACACGCTCGTGATGGCGCTGGTCGATCAACACATCGGACGGTTGTCAGATGACGGCCGGTCCCCCGCCACTGTCGCTACGTACAAGTTCGCATCGGACAAACTCCGAAACTTCCTCGGCGGCGTACGAGTCAGCGAAGCTCACGCCGCGAGGATGGACGCGGCCCTACGGTCCATGCGTACCGCCCACGGCACAACGATGGCCAGGCAAGCGAAAACAATCCTGCAGGGTGGCCTCCAGCTTGCGGTCATGGCCAACGTGATCCCAGCCAATCCCGTACGTGACGTGCAATCGCTGCGAAGCAAGACACGGCCAAAGGGCGCAACAGCCCTGAGCGCTGATCAGTTGCGAACGCTACTCGCTGAGATCCGAGCATCCGAATACTGCGCAGGCAACGACCTCGCTGACCCACTCATCATTCTGATGGCGACCGGGCTCCGCCGATCCGAGTTATTGGCGTTGAGGTGGTCGGACTTCGACGCCAATGCAGGCACCCTCACAGTGACGGGCAAGTTGGTCCGTGCAACTGGTGCGGGTCTGCAGCGGATCGATGAGGCGAAGACGGCAGCAGGCATGCGCACGGTGGCGCTGCCTTCGTTTGCCGTCACTGCGCTTCGTCATCGGCAAGGGCGCGATTACGTCGGTCAGCAGCTGATGATCTTCCCGTCCACGGCGGGCACATGGCGCGACCCGAACAACTTCGGGAAACAGTGGCGTGCCGTACGCGACGACCTGGGCGTCCCCGGGGTCACTACCCACTCTTTCCGCAAGACGATGGCCACCCTGATCGATGACAACGGGTTGTCTGCACGGGTCGGAGCCGATCAGCTCGGACACGCGAAAGTCAGCATGACGCAGGACCGCTACATGGCCAGGGGCAAGGTGCATCACGAGGTCGCAGACCTGCTAGACGCCACCATAAGCGATGAATAAACGATGGATTGGACCCTACAAACGCCAAAAACAGCCGATGAAGTGGGGCGGGCGGGGCTCGAACCCGCGACCAATGGATTATGAGTCCACGGCTCTAACCAACTGAGCTACCGCCCCATCGCTGCTCAGGGCGTATTTCCTGACTAAATCCTAAGCCAACTGTAGCCTAGACTGTAGCCTAACGGTTTTCGCTCCGAGCCTAGAGAGCATACCGAGAGCCCTTACGGGCCACCGCACCCCGTTGCTGGGAAGCATCGCCGCAGGTCCACAACGCAAAAAAGCCCCCGGCTCAACCATGCTGGGGGGAAGCACGGGAGCCGGGGGCGGCTGTGAAGCGAGGGGGCTCAGGTCGGATTACTGGTGGGCGAGCGCCAGTTCTCAAACCTGATTCGGTAGGCGGCGAGACGATCTAGCGCTGGCTGCATCTCCTCAAGGCTCGGATTTGGGCCTAGCGCGTCGAAGTCCCGACTGATGTCTGCCAGTTCGGCGCGGTTCCGTTTATCTATGCGGTCGCCTACCCAAAGGAGGATATTGAATCCAACGAACCACACTCCGAACACGATCATAAGAACGGTTCCAAACCATTGCCCCGCTGTCATACCCCAATTCTATTGGCGGTAAGCGCTAACGGCGGGGTCTAAGCCTTCCAGGGTCCCCGCCATATGCGGGCGTCGGATTCGATGCGTTCTTCGCGTTCGGTGCGCAGCTCTCCGCGCAGTCCTCCGATGTCTTTTCGGATACCGGAGATATCGCTGCGGATGTCGGCCATTCCGTCGCGGACCATCTCGCGTATCTCGTCGATGTCGTCACGCAGGTTGGTGTCGTGGGAGTTCTCTGTTTGGTGCCGGATGGCTTTGAGGTCGAAGTGTTGCAGCGTCCACAGGATGCCGAGGAAACACATGACGACGAATGCTATTACTACCCAGGTCGCTAGGCCCCAGCCGTCTTGAGCAAGTGGCGGCAGCTGCCAGTCGGCCATGTTCACCGCGAAGTCTCCACTGTCGGCTCACACTTCCAGGTCTCAACTCTGCACATAGCGGTGTCCTCTCATTTCAGTGAAGCCAACAAATGGATTAGGTCAAGCTGTTCGGGGATGAACCGCAGCAGTCCGGTGGTACGCAGCAGATGCACGGCCACTACCCCGATCACTGCGGAGCTGAGGAACATGTGGGACTGCCCGTAGCGGGTAGTGGCGTCCGATAGCAGCTCCCCGGGTGGGCAAGCTATCTCGTAGGCGACGATCCCAGCAGCCATAGTGATCCACGCCCAATCAGATGGATGTAAAGCCATGGGAACCCTCCCCGATTAGGTTGTGGATAAGTTAGAAACACGCAGGCGGCGGTCTATTTTGTCCAGGACGCCGGATAAATCAAATAGATGGGCGCGGTACGGTGAGCTAGTTCCCTGCGCGCTCTCCTCGCGCGGGGCCTAGACACCGCGACTCCAACTGCAACGGCGTAAAATTGAGGGATGGGTCAACCATCAACACCAGCCCCAGGCCGCAACGGTCGATGGGAACGCATCGGCGGCGTTTCAGTTGACTCGGCCATGGCCGCGATCACCGACCCCGCTTTTGCCCCAGCCAAGTATCCCGGAATAGGTAGTGGTCACAACCTATTCAGTAAGTACGGGTCCGGGGTGCAGTTTTCGGCAGGATTCGGCGACGGCGGCTACGACATCTGGGCGTGGATCGTGGACTACGGCACTGACGAGAGTGATGAGCGAATCGCCCAGATCGTCATCACACTGATCGACGATGAAGACCTAGCCCACTGGAACAGCCAGTCATAGTCACTCAGTTCGTTCTAGGTGTTCGGCGCCGTGGGCAAGTAAACCTTTTGTGGCCCAGGGTGGTTGGTTTCCTCGCTCAAATACGGCGTTGGTGTGTTCGATGACTTCATCGTCTACGACGCGCTCGTATCCGACGATCAGTACGTACGCTGCTACACGCCAATCACCTGGACTGTCGTCACGCAGGTCCGCATACTGCTGGATTAAGTCATCCGGGTTGTCGCTCATGACGCTCCTACACAACCGACAGGTGGGAGATCTTGCCAGCGGCAAGGAGATACACGAGCCCACCGGGGGCCGATTCGGAGCCGGTGCGGTCGCGGTACCAGTCCGAGCCGCAATCCAAAGCCGGTGAACAGATCCGGGTCCTACCGCCGTCGGTTTCCACTTCAAAGCTGTGGAAGTGTCCGTGTTGCAGGATGTGCGCGGCACCGGCTGGCTGTCGGGTGAAGGTTTGACCGGACCACCACTGCATGCCCTTAGTTCTGTTGCGCCACTGATGCCCGTGAGCGATCGTCACCACCGTATCCCCCACCGGCACGGTCATCGATCCCGACCATTTGTCGGGGGTCCTCACAGAGACGTGCCCGTAGGCGGCGGGGTTGAGTTCCAGGGCGTCGTGGACTGCAATCGCGCATTCGGTGGCCCACCCATCCCCCGGGTAAGTGTTCTGCTGCCGCTGGGCCTCATCATGGTTCCCGTTCACCACGTCGAGGTGGACCTGGTCGGCCAGCGGCCGGAAGGCGTCAACCGCCGCGACCATCAACCGTCGCAGAATCCGGGTCTGCTCAGTCACGGTCTCTTGTGTGAGCCACAGGTTCTTGCCGTTCTGGGAGACGTTGCCCTCGATACAGTCTCCCGGCATGCAGATCTGTATCCCCTCAACGCCCAACCGTTTCAGATGCCGATACTGTTCAACACTTCGCTGCAAGGTATCTAGGTAGTTTTCAACGATCCGCTCCGTGGAGCCGTCACGTGACCTTTTACCCAGCTGTAGATCGGATGCCTGAAAAACAAGCCAATGACCGTGACCACCAACCGGTTTACGTGCCTTGGCTTTCTTGACCAACAACTCAAGGTCAAGACTGGAGATTGTCTGCCGGGGTGCGATGTTGAACCGGTACGCAACCAGCCACTCCCCATCCTCACGCTGCTGCCACCGCGACGTACGAACCGACCCAACGATCTGCACCGCGTCCGGGTCATACCCGAACTGCTTCAACAGATCGGTGTAGTCCACCGGATCGGTGGCTTTCATCGTCCCGGTCTGAATGTGCCCCGAAGACCCGTCGAACGTTGTCTCCGGTGTGTACCGCTTCTCATCTACGGAGGTTGCAGCAGCGGCAAGCTGATCACGGATACTCAAGAGCGCACACACTCTCGCACGTGACGCCGAAACTGAATCGGCCCCACCGGAAGACCCTCATTCCGCAGCACGCGGACAAGAGCCTCAATCGACTTCCCTTCGGCTACCCATTCCTCAATAGCCTTACGGTCATCTGCACTCTGCGTAGCGACCCATGCACAGCATGTGCAGCGCTGCTTCGGCTTGGCAGCCTCAGCTAGTTGTTCCCGGATGGACATTTGTTTGAACCGCCTTTCATGGGGCGCTTCGAGGGCTCTATTCAGTTGTGGGAAGTGCCCAGCCGAGTGCTTCAGCTAGGCACGGGATGCAGATGCTGCCGCCCGTGTTATCGATGTAGTCCTTGCCGCATTCGCCACACACCGCGGCGCGTGGATAGACCACGAGGTCGTCCATGTCAGGCCCGGAACCAGTCGAGGACTGGATTCAGGTCATAAGTACCGTGGGCCTCTAAATGGGCGATACCCTGGAACGTCCGCACGATTGCCCACACGATGTCGATCAACCCGTCGAATGGGTTGATGAATAGGTCCATGATTCGGGCAACTATCGACGCCGGGCCGTGCGTCCAGTCGCCCTGGGTGATGATTTTCCCGATCGCGGTCATGTTCTGACCGGCCTCATCCAACCGGTTCTCGGCGTACCAATCTCTGGTGCGGGCATGCTCCTGCCACTTCCCCGCCAACTCGGGGTACTTCAGGAAGTCAAAGTGCCAGTCCATGATCCCCTGCGTGTTGGGCTGGGGTGGGTCGGGAACCCAAGGCGCGCACTGGTTGATGAGCCGGTAGGGGTTGCCGAAAGCTATGCCCTTGCGGAAATCCTTCAGCCGGTAATGCAACCTGCCATTAGTCGGTAGGACGTGCTTTTCCATGACCTCGCAGCCGACCATGGCGCCCTGGCTGAAGATCGCCAGATTCCACGGGGTCCCCTCGGGGAATGGTGTGCCGTCATCAAACAGCTTGGTATCCAGCCGATTTACAAGCTCATCCACACCGGACTGGTTATTGAACGGCAACCGCACGTTGTCGTAGCCGGTGGGCCGCCACACCGCCCGCCCTTCACGCTCCAACGTGGAGGCCACGAAAGCACAAGGCCCGACAAACATGTCGGAGAGATGTCCCTCGACCGTGAAGAACAGCGGCGTCAAACCCAACTTCACCAGATCGGCCGCCGAAACAATCCCGTTCTGGACCTGTCCGGTGCGGCGCTGGTATTCCTTCTGGACCGCCTGGTCGTCGTACCCGAAGTACGAATCAACCTTCAGCGGTCCCCCGTCAGCGGCTTTCGCGTAGGAGGCGTAGCGGGCCAACATGACCCGCTGCCACCTCGCAACTACCTCCCCATGGGAACCAAGGGTGAGGATCACTCGTCCGTCTCGGCGTCTGCGGCGGCCTTGATGATCTGCGCGGCCAAAGGGCCAACGGCGGCAGTCGAGGTCACAACCTTGGTGGAAACTGGCCCGGCGGTCGATGTGCTCCGCTGATCTACATACGCGATGCGCGGATCAATGGTTACGGATGCGCCAACCACACCACCCACGGTCGCCTGAATCTTGGTGATACTGTCCACCGCAACCTGAGTGGCAGCGGCGAGCTGATCCTGCGCCGCCTGTGCTGTCGAGTTCAGCTGAGCCTGGATGTCCTGCAGGCTGGTCACGGCCTTGTCCGCTGCAGCACCGGGGGCGTTCTTGATCTGCTTGTGCAGCACCACGCCCGCTGTTCCGAGACCGGCCACGCCGAAGACGCCACCAATGGCGATGACCGCGTTTACCCAGGACTGCCCGACCGTGTCACTGACCACACCTGAAGTGACCAAGATGGGAATAATCGACAGAGCTGCCGCGCCAATGAGGTAGTACCACTTACGGATCTGGTCGGTCATGACTGTCCCTTCTGAGAGATGAACTCCTGCAGGACTGCAGGGTTAGTGGCTTCAATGTCGGCAAGCACGGCCTTGGCGTGCGCGATGGTGGCGGCGTCACGGAACTTCCCTTGCCCTGCAGCGGTACGGGCAATACGGGACAGCGCGTCCGCGTCCCCGGTGCGGGCCCAGTCCTCGACGAGCTTTCGGTGCTCCGCAGCATCGATGGCCTGCACCATGCGGACGAACGGGATCAGCGGCTCACCTGGGGTGGCGTAGATGGATAGGGATTCGACCTGAAGGTCTGACATCAGTAGCTCCTCAATCGGGTCCAGCGGTTCACTAGTGGCGAGTAGTTGCAGCAGCGCCTCGCCCTGCAGTAGGGCGCGGTTGTATCGGTCGCGGCGATCAGCCAGGCCGTTGGTGCCGCCGTTGATTCGGCGGGTGACCGTCTCCAAGTCCTGCCTATCCGACAGGGCGTTGATGTCCGAGCGAGCGACCGTCCAGTACCAAGCCGCACCAACACCGGCCCACTTCAGATCCGCGAGCTCGATGGGGTGGTCGACAAAGTAGGTCGGCGTCGAGACCAACCGCTGTTTAAACGCCCACTGGGAGAACAGCCCGTAGTTGCTGCGTCCAGTGATCTGGATCCAGCTGCGGCCCTTGAACCGCACCCCGTCCCCCGGCTGGGTGTTACCCAGATCTGCACGACCTTCATAGGCGGCACCGGAGGCGTCCTCTTCGGTGGCATTGAAGCCGGCTGACTCGTGGCCTACCTGTGCCAGCCACATCGCTATCCGATTGACGTTCGTGCACTGGCTGGCCTTGAGCCCGTCCGATACAGCGGGCAGGATCTCTGCGGCCCGGGCCTCGGAAAGCCCCGTCGCTGCAGCCAAGATGGTCGCGGCACCTACTGGTCGACTGCCGCGCCGGAAGGTGGAGAATCCGTCGGCGCGGATCTTGCGGGCGATGAAGTCTGCGGTGTGTGGATTCTGGTAGGTGTTGTATCCGACCTGAAAGTGCATGGCATCTTTCGGGGACTGCCAGTCCTGCCCCCAGAAGACGGTCTGCTCGTAGAAGTCGAGCAGTTCCCGGACTGTTGCCGTCTCTTTCGATGAGAATCCGGCGTAGCTCACCTGGAATGGGTGATCGTTCCAGTTGAAGTCGCACGCCGTACCGCTCAGATGGTTGGATGTTGCAACCGAGTTGGTGGGCGTCCAGCACGCAGAGTCCGGGTCACGCAGCGGTTCAACGTAGGCGTTGAAGTCGGCTGCGAACGCCCGCAGAATCGCCAACGGCTGCCCGTTCTGAATCTGCAGACTAACCGAAGTGCCCGGCACGGTGACCCATGTGCACTCGTCGGAATTGACCATGGGCCACCCGTTCTCTGAGAACGAATTCCCATACACGACGCGCGGCATCAGTACGACCACCAGATTGCGGCTAACCACTCATCAACCTTGCGGCGCAACCAATTCACTAGATGTCCCCTATCCGTGGGTCTAGACCAGGCCGCCCATACAAAGTGCTGACCCATACGATCTGCAGCTTGAGCTTGCCTCGGAGCCACATCCCGAACCCGAACCCCGCCAACCCGATAACGGCGTAGAAGGCGGGGTAACGCAGCAGTTGAGAGAACATGCGACCTCTTTCGGGCATTAAAAAAGACCCCGCGCTAGCGAGGCCCACAAGGAGGTGAGGGTGCTACGACAAGGTGAAGACGGGAGCCGGTGCCCCATCGCTATCAATCGTGAGCGAGTTGCCGTTGGTGGTAGTCACATCGGCGGGCGTGTTGTCCAGGAGCACGTAGCACAGCACGTTGCCGCCAAGCTCGTAGAGCACGGCCCATCTTGCGGTGATGCTGCCACCCGATGCGGTCCAGGTTGGGTTGGTGGAGAACGACGCCGTGACACTGGTGGTGCCCGAAAGGGTAAGGGTCACGGAAACACCGCCTGTGGTGTAGCCGTTCGCCTGCGCCACCTCATTGGTGACACCAGCCCACGTGGTCGTGGAGGAACCGATGTTGGATGACGAGGTGACAAGGGCGACCCGCCATGTGTCGGAGTCGATGTCGAACGTTCCGTTAAGTAGATTGGTGCGCGCCCCATTGGGGAACGTCCATGTGCCTGCGGTCAAGGTAGTGCCCTTTCGTTAGTTGATGATTTCGACAGTGGCTGCCGCGTAGCTTTGGCCGGACTGGCCGCCCGTTTGGGCTACAGATCCATCGGTGGTGGTGATGTTCTTGGTGTTGAGGGCGGTCGCTGAACCGAACGCCGCACCCGATGAGGCTTGGCGGGTGTAACCGGCTGGCGCAGAGTCCCATCCGCTCGCACCCAAGCTGGAGTGGCCGTGGAAATGCAGCAGTACCGAAGACCCGTCGGTGTGGGTCAATGTCACCGACGGCGCGGTTGACGAAGCGCTCGTTCCCGCAGCTTGGGCATGACCACCGATCGGTGAGCTTGCGTTCTGGTCGCGCACAACGACCGCAATCATGTGAGAGGCGCTGCCCCAAGAACCAGAGGTTGTGTTGGTCGCTGTCGCTTTGAAATAGGCGGTGGTGCAGCCTGATCCGCTGCCACTGTTGGCGTTGTCGATATAGGTGTAGTCCGGGACCGTGCCGCCCGCCGACGGCTTAGTGGGCGCCGAGGTTGAGAACGGGTTGTAAGCGAACAGGACGATCAAATCGCCAACCTGATGTGTAGGGATGGTGACGGAACTGCTCGCATTTCCGTTGGCGGCAACGAAAGAGACTGTGTGGATGGTGGTGACTACCGGTGTTCCACCAGTTAGGGACGGGGTCGCACCTGTGGGTGCTACCTTCGCGGCAATCAGCGGAGCCCCGCCGGTAAGCGTCGGTGCTGCTGCTGGCGGGGCGAGGGTCTGCACTATTCGTGGCGTCCCACCGGTAACGGTCAGCGAGGCTGTGGGAGCCACCGACAGGGCTATGGACGGTGTACCGCCCGTGACGGTTGGGGCTGCGCCAGTCGGTGTGACTGTGATGGCAATCCGTGGGGTGCCGCCCGTGAGGGTGAGCTGCACCGTGGGTGGCGGATAGGTCACGTTGATCAGCGGGCGAACACCAGCGAGTGTCGGCGTGGCAGCGGTGGGCACCAAACGATGCGCCAACGCGGGGGTTCCGCCGGTAAGCGACGGTGTGGCGGCGGTCGGGATAAGGATTGGGCCGGTGATGATCGTCGGCGTTCCCCCGGTGAGCGAACCCGCAGCTGCCGTGGGGAATACAAGGTTGTTGTTGGACTGAACGATCGTGGGGACATCGCCAGCCAATGCCATCTCGCCGTCGTCCGGCGACAGAACGTTGCCGACCCGAATGCCAGGGACCCCGCCTGTAAGGGTGAGTTCCGGCGACCCGGGCCGTAGAGGTGGGCCAATGACGGGCGGCTCAGATCCCGTCAGAGTCAAGGTTGCCCCAGTCGGGAACGCGTACACGTCGTGCGTCACCGCAACCCCAGGAACGCCCCCGGCTAGGGCGAGCACTTTAGGGGCCGGTTCGCTGAATGTTTCAGCCCACCAGCCGGTTACACCCGCCATCGCTAGATGCGGAAGATCCGACTAGCCCCGTTGTCCCAGGTGACCGAAATGTTCGTGCCATCTGGGATGGTTGGCAGCCCGGAAGCTGTGTCATACAACGCGACAAGCTGCGATGTCCCGGCGGTGCCGGTGTCTTGGTAGATGACCCAGCGCACGATCGTTGCACCCGTGACAGTCGGGAACACGACATCAGCGGCATCCGCGACACCAGCCGTCCACGACTTACTGGACAGGTTGGAGGATGTGCACACAACCCCCGTGATATGCGAAAGATACTGGTGGGTTGCGATATTGGGGGTATAGGTGGCGTCTACTCCGCAGACTTTGAAGTTGTGCACTTCCCAATCCAGGTCGCCCTTAAGGAATGCTTCTCGGGCGTGATCGTACAAAGCGTTGACCATAAGGTTCTCCCTATTCCGCGTTGGAGACGATGGGGATCGCGATACCGATCCATGGGGCGGCAGCTGTGAGGGTTTGGGTGAACGTCACCGAACCCCCTGGTGCGTCACCGAATATCAGTCCCGCACCGAACGCGACGGCATCCAAATGTCCACGCTCGGTTTGGTTGTAGGCGCTGGTCTGGCCCCCGTACAGGAAGGCGTTGACGATCCTGCCGTGGCTGTTGGTGGTAGCGCTGACCGATGGGGATGCGCTGTAGCCCTGAGTGATTACGGGTGTTTCAATCCCCGCGGGTGCGGCGAGTTTGTAGGATGCTGCACCGGTTGCGTAGTTCGACCCATACGGGGTATTGAGCAGGTTTATCGACCTAGCGCCCGTGGGGGGATCGAGCAGCCACCACACCACCAGCCGGTTCGATCCATTGGAGATAACCGGGAGTTTGTTCATGGTGACGCCACCGATTTTCGCCGTCACCCCGGACATGTCTATGCCGGATTGTGTTGCCATATAGCCGAACACAATGTTCGCTTCGGGGTCCAGCGTGAATTCCGGGATCGTCGCCTGGCTTGTACCGACAGTGCTCTTGTTGTCGAACTTGACGTCAATACTGCCGACGATCGGTTTACCGACCGAAGCTTTCGATGGGATGCCGAACACCCGATTGACTTGATAATCAGGGACCGTCAGAGAATCCGGGTACAGGTACTTGCCGATTTCGAACATCATCGACACCTCAACCTCAACGGTCGGCGTCTGGGCGTTCTCACACATCGCGAACAACGTGCCGTTCGGCAGGTAGTAGACCGAGACTTCGTAGCCGCGCCACGACCCGCCATGGCCGCGCCACTGTCCGAGCTCGAACATTCCGTGCCCGTACCCGAAATAGGTCAGCTGATCGTCATTGCCCCACGGAATTGGCCAGTAGCACTCTGAGCGCATGGCGTGCATCTCAGGGCTCAACAATGTGCCGTCGCGTAATTCCTTGGCCCACAACAGCAGATCATGGACAGTGGAAATCATGGAACCGGCCCAGCTGGCATAACCCGGCCCCGTCTCCGTGGCTTCCTGCCAGGCCCAACCGCCGAAAATACCTGTCGTGTAAGCATGCCCGTTCGCATACGGTTCAGGCATTTTCGCGTTCGTCGGGTAACTCGTCTGCGTCAATCCAAGCGGATCCAAAATGTCCGTTTGCAGAACGTCACGCGTTGGTCGGCCGTTGACCAACTCGACGATCATTCCCAGGATGATGAAGTTGGCGTTGACATACGCCCAGCTCGATCCAGGCTCAAACGCTGGCTGGTGCTGCTTCATGATTGCCAGCGTTTCCGCATCCGTCCAATCCGATGACGGCATAAGGAAGTAGCGGACCATCATGTTCAAATCGGCCTGCTCATTGAACAGCCCCGAGCGCAGCGAAATCATGTGTCGGATGGTCATCTTGTCGCCACCGGGCACACCGGGGAAGAACTTCTCCAGCGGATCGTCCAGTGACAACAGGCCGCGATCAACTGCCTGCAAGATCATGGTCGCGGTGAATGACTTTGTGCACGAACCGATACGGAAGTGATCGTCCAGGGTCACGTCTCTCGCCCCGGCTGCGGTGGAGACCTTGCCGTACGCCTTCTCGTAGTAGCCGTCCGGAGATTGGATCATCAAAGTGGCACCGGGGGCTGTCAGGTTCGCGGCCACGATCGCGTCGATAGCGGCCTGATCCTCCAACGGAAGAAGCGACAACCCACCCGACACGGTGGGAGTGCCCAGTGATGCGGTGGACTCGATGCTGGGGACCAAGACTTGGCCGGGGCCGCCGATGACTTCTTCACCCTCGAGCGGGTTCTGCCGGAACCTTACCCGTCCGGCGCCGTCGGCTCCCTTACCGCCGTTCTGGAACGTTAGTCCGTTGCCGCCGTTTCCGGCGCCGCCCGCTGAGACGCCGTCGCGGCCGGGAACATTCTGGTCCGCGCCCCAAACGTACTTCTCGCCCTTGTATTCAAAAGTTCCCGGGCCACGACCGATGGGGTTAGATCCAAGTTGTAGTTCCGTGCCGCCGATACCACCCTCTGCGGTGAGGGTGTAGTCGGGCAGAGACCAGACGCTAGCGGTGCCGTCCTCGCCGTCATCGTGACCAGGACGGCCACCTAGCCCACCAATACCCTTTGTGAAGTGCAGTACTGCGTTGTCGCCGAAGTGCACTCCGCGCTGCCAGGTTGTGGCCTTGAATAGGCCTGGCGTGCCGGGCTCGCCGTGAAATCCGAGCGTCAGACCCATCTGTCCGCCGCCGCCTGCACCAACACATCCTGGGTCTACGAAGTTGCACCATGACGGGATCGGAATATCGCCATCGTCAACGACATACACCGAGATGGGGTCGTAGTAGCCCACACCGTTTCCCGTGTCGATGGCTGTCTCAATCCACGGGATGTTCCCGGACCGGACGACACTGGATTTAGCGATGGTCGACGGAGGTGTGTTCGGGGACGACGAGTTATCCCGTGTCGCCGCCAAGCCAACGACCTGCGCGAACGGATGATCAGGAATATCGTCCGTGGTCGAAATCCCTCGCACACTGTGGGTTCCGCCGACGGGGACGAGTTCGTAGGCGTAGGTTTCCCCCGCCTTCTGATCAACTGGGGTGTCGAGCTGGTAGAACGTCCAGTTCGGTGTGGTACCGGCGGTCAGCTCGGACAGGATGTTCGGGGAGTGGTGCACCAAAGACCAGTCCCCGGAAATCCCGTCGAGTTTCCAGATGTTGACGTAGAACGCGGTGATGCCGCTGGTGCCGCAGCCAAGCCACGACACCACACCCAAAGCGATGTCTTGCTCCACGCGCATTGTCGCGATCAGCGACGCACTCTGTGTGGCAGAGAGGGTGGTGTTGACGCTGGTCAGGCCGTAGTTCGACCGCCCCGACGGCAATAAACCGGTGTTGACGGGGGTGTTGTTGCGGATGGAGAGGATCTGGAAGGCGCTCTCCCCCATCGCCGCCGCGGTCTGCAAAAGCTTGGCGACGTTGAACAGGTCCGCGAACCCGCCATTGGAGTTCGGGTCAGTCGATCCCGACATTCCCCCGAGGAGATGAGAAAGGAACTCCTCGAACGTTGTGTTCGCGTCCCCAGGGCCACCGAAGCCGAGGATCTTGAACAACGGGATATGGGTGACAGCCTCGAACAGATCTTCAAGGGTGTGTAACGCGTTGTTAGAGCCCGTGATGCCGTTGACGACGGTGTCGATGATCAACTGCCACCGAGACAGCACTTCCTGGAAAGTGTTCGACAACCCGTCGATCCAGCCCTGCTGAATCTTGTTGGTCTTCTTACCAACACCGTCATCAAAGTTGAAAACACCCGAGGTGGCATCCTTGGTCACAAGGATGCGCACACGTACCGCATGTACACCGTCGGGAACCGTGTAGTTCCCGGTCATTTGACGCCAATCCCCCGTTGACGTGTTCGGGTTCAGGGTCGCAACGTCCTCAACCCCAACCTGTACAGCGCTATCCCCGCGGCCGGAGAACTCGACCATCTGCAACTTGATCGGCGAATTGGTACCCGTGTACCCGGACCACTTAACCCACATCTCCAGCGACATGGTTTGCCCAGGGTTGGCAAGTATCTCGTTTGACCGCAACGCTTTCGTGACACCGTTCGCGGTGACCTTGACACTGCCCGAACTGTCCGCGCTATGTGTGACACCGGATTCCCAGGTCCAGTAAGGGTTGTCGGCGATGCTGGCGCCGTCCTGGAAATTGCCCGCCACCAACAGGTTGGGCTGCTCATCGGTGATCCAGCTGAACGACAACGCCGGGATCAGGTTCGACAGAATGAATCCGTCACGCCCGAACAGGTTTCCGTTCAGGAAGTCCTTGATGATCTCGATGATGTCGCCGATGATCGGGATGTCATCTACCCAGCCGGTGAGTAGATTCCACAGATCCTCGAGCGCCTGCTCCGGGTCAACATCCAAGCCCAGGAGTTTCTGGATGAGTTCCTTGATCAGGCTTTCGGCGTACTCGATGATTCCATCGATGATTGCCTTCCACATTTCCAGCCCTTGCTGGAAAGCGGTGCCGATATGGAACTCGAGCCCCTGGTTAGGGTCGTTGAACGGCAGCGGGATTCGGTCGAAAGACCGTGGCACTAGGAGCCGTCCTCAGGCTTCAACGGAGAGACGGGGACGATGAGGATTGAGAGCTGTGCGCCTGCTTTGTTGAAGGAGTAGAAGCCCGCCATGCCCTCGTTGACGAGGTTCACGTACAAAGTTGACGTTGTACCGGTGCTGTATGCCGGGATCATGCCGATCCCGTTGTCGGGGGTGATAGCGGTGTTCGGGGAGCCCGTGGATGAGGCGTGCGGGAACAGGGCGGACCAGGAGGACATGTTGCCGGCGCCCTTGGCGATCAGCTGGCCGCTTGTGGCGTTACCGATGCGGACCTCGGAGCCGATGATGAATGGGTCGGCGTCGAGTTCGATGCCGTTGGCCTTGAAATGCCCGTGTACTACGGGGACGTAGTCGAACGGCATCGGCGGGATGATGAATGAGCCGATCGTCTGTCGCGTGGCTAGACCTGTGAAGTCGGTGAACGCAGACTCGGGGACGGTGTAGAACCGTGTCGCCAAGGGGTTGAAGTCGGCGGGCGCGTAGTCGACACCGTTCCAAGCAATGACCTGTCCCGCGGCGGGCGCGACCGAGTCGTCATAGTCGGTGGCGTCTCGGATGGTGGCGTTATCGCCCTGCGGACCCCGCGGTGCTTTGAGCTTCAGAAGCCATGTCGGGTTGGCGGAGGTACCCGAAACGATGATCTCCGAGGTCAAACTGGGGTTGTCCGGGTCCAGTAGTTGGACCGTGGGAGTGATGTTCGGCAGCGGTCCCGGTGGGCCTTGTGTGCCCATCTGCTTCTGGACGTAGTGTTCGCCGTCCCACAGGTAGACGATGTTGCCTACCCACCAGGCTTTTCCGATATCGATCGGATCGTCGGTGAGGTTTTGGGGAAGATCGGCGGGGTCGTCGATGCTGGACTGATACTGCATCTTGACGATGGGGGCGTTCTCACCAGCGGGGCCGGGAGGCCCTACGAGGGCATCCATGGTGACTGCGCCGTCTTGGTCGGCAAGCTCGAATGTGCCCGTGACGCCGCCAGGTACGTCCATATCGGAGACGACACCCCAGAAGTGCAGGCGCGCAAGGATCGACCCAAGGTAGGGGGTATCGCCCGGTTCAGCCATTCTCGATTCCCTTCACGAAGTCATCCCCGATGGGTCGCTCATCTTTGATGGCGATGTTCGGAGTCACCCGCCATGCCGGTTCGGCCATTTCGGGTAGGTCGTCATCTGCGTCTTGATTGCCGTTGAGTCGCTGTATCGCTTTGCGTTTCAGCCACTCTGGTAGGGCGTTGATCTGTGCGAACGTCATGTTCTCGACGCCCTCTAAGGGGTCGTCGGGGGCGTCGATAGGAACCCATTCGATTGCGCCTTCGACTACCCCGGGCGCCTCGACGGCCCGCGGTTTGATGAGGGGTTGCGCAGAGCGCCGCCACCCGCACCTGATCATGTGGTAGCCCACAAGCCACACGAAATGCGCGGAGTCCATGCGGTTTCCGTCTTTGTCCTGCGGGTAGTGGCAGTCCGTCAGAAAGTCCTGATAGGCGCTTTCCATCTCCGCTTTCTGCGCGTCCTGGGCCTTCTGCTTCTCCGCATAGGCTTGTAAGGCACGCGGAACGTACTTATCTGCAGCCAATTTCGTTCCTTTACTCAGAACATTGAGTCGGAACCGAAGAAGGTTCCGGCGAGGTTCCAGAAGCCCGCGAGGGTGCGCATCGACTTGGCTACTGGGTCTTCTTCGTCCAAGTCCTGGCCGAGCGATAGTTCAACCAGTAGTGGCGAGTCCGCATCGTAGGAGCGGCGGATCGCCGACACTTGGTCGACGTGCAGGACGCTTCCCAACTGGAAGGCCACCCTGTCGCCGAGGGTGAAATGCTCATCGGCTATCCAAGGCATCCCGTTGCGGATGCTTGTCTTGAAGCTGACGAACGCCCTTGTCTTCCAATGCCCGTTCCGTAGATCCAGGATTCCCGCTGACGTGTAGGCGGTCCCTTGACCTTGTTCGAAATGCTCCAGATACCCCAGATCGCCCATGAGAAGTACGCGGCGCGGATCGGTGAATCGTTGCCATGCGAACAGCGTGTTATCCAGCTGCCCTTGGTACAGCTCCTCCAAACCGGGGGTTCCCGGCTGCTGGTAAGCACCCAAACCGTATGAAATGACAGCGGATAGCTGGGACAGCCCGTACTTGATGCCGAATGTTTGGAGTTGATTCAGCCAGGCCGGTGACCGGGAGCCCGTCATCACGGTCTTCGCTGTCGATCCCTTCATCGACCGCTTAGCGTCGATGATCCCGGTGTATTCACCCTCGCGGAAAACAACCTTGGGCTTAGCGGGGGCGAATCCCAACCACTTCCTGATCAGTGGATCGGTTTTGCCGTCGCCGTCTTCGTCGTACATGTCGGGCGGGACGATGGCGTTGGTGATCAAATCGTCGGCGGTCTCAGCGATTAGGCGGAGAGGACCGTCAATTAAGGTCCCCGTGGGTCCAGTAACCCCGGACTTGTCTTCGAATGCGAAGACCACGCAGTTGCGGGTGGGGCGCGCCAGCGCATCCCCGAGTGCCCCCAGTTCTGGGTGCGGCGAGGTGTCATCTTCGGTCAGCCAGGTGTAGGCGCGCAGCATGCAGCCGGCGTCCTGCATCGGTGCAGCCAAAACGGTGTGCAGGTCTTGCCAGCGGGACGACAGGATCGTGGTACGAGACTGATCGAACAGTGGGTTGACGAATTGGACCTGGATAGGCCACGCCAACGGGTTCAGGCCGCCGATGATGTCCCGAACCCCTAGCCAGGCGCCAGGGTTGAAAATGTTCGTGGGGATACTCAATAGCGGAAAGAACTGGCGAGCCAGGTTCAAGAACATGATGATCGAACCGGCAGTGCGCATGTTCCAGGGAAGGAAGAACATCTTCGGGAACTGAATTTCAGGCGGTAACAGAGGATTCGCGCCACCCAGGATGTGTTTGGCGTGCTCCCGGTTGTGCATCATCTCGAGCTCAACGGTGTGCAACCCGTCTTTGTCGCGCACTGCGTTGACGTTCACGATCTTTCCGCCCCAACGGGTTTTCCAAGACCGATCAGTAGGGTTCGGATCTAGCGTGAACTGGATATCTTCTTCAGCGCGGCGGTCATAGAGAAGGAACTTTGACAGCCAGTTCGAATGCCTGATGACCACCGTGGCGGTACCTGAGTCCGCCATGACTTCCTCTACAACAACCGATTTCTCGCCCGCTAGGTCGGCGATCGGGCGGTGGTGCTTGTCCCAGATCCTCAGCAAAGGTCGCTGCTTGTAGGCGTCCCTCATGGCCTTGCGGCGCGCATTGAGGTAGCGGTATGCCACCATGGGGTCGCCAAGGTCTGGGGTGGTCTGCGTCTCGCGGAGCAGCCGGTCCAGGATTCCTTGCAGGCTTGTGAAGTCGGTCAGATCGACCGACCAATCACCCGACACTGCTACGCGAAGCCCTTCGAATAGCGTTGGGGAACAAACATGGTGACCCGCCCGTCAGCGTTGGAGTGGCGCACCTTGACCGCCGCGAGCGTGCGTGGCGGGATCTTGGATGCTTCGGTGAATCGGTCCTCCATACGCCTCCACACCGGCAGGGTGATGGAAAGCAGGTCATGCAGAAGGACATCTAGGAGTTGAGAGTTTCGCAGGATCCGCATGAACAGCGGGTCCACTGGATCTGTTGTTGCGGTGAGTGTTTGCGCGTTCGGGTCGGTATCTACCATCACGTAGCCGTCTTGCGGGCTCAGTAGCGGCAGCTGGACCCACCGGTCACCCTCTTGAATCCAGCATTTGCCTGGCGAGGACACCAAGAACTTCGGGTAGACGGCGATGTCTCCGCGGTTCGGCACACGAATGGCGCCTTCACCCACATCCAGCCCGGGAATGAACTCGTTGAGCAGGTCCTCAATCTTGTCCCACAGGGTGGAGGTTTCGACATCGTTCTGCCACGTCTTGAACTCGGTTCGCTTAGCGAAATAGGGCTGCGTGGCAACGATGTTCATGCTCCAGGTCATGAAGTTGTTGCCGAATGCCACCGGGTCGAGTTCCCACGGGTCTTTGGGCTCTTCAGCGAGCCTGACCCGCAGCCACCGCCACCCATGGGTGCGGGTAAACACTCCCAGGTAGCCGTCTTCGGTGGCCGACCATGAACCCCACCAGCGTTCCTCAATCATCCGATACCGGAACGGGGTGTCAATGACCCTGCTACTACTGCCGCTTATCCAGGGGGCGATATCGGGATTCACGTGAACGCCGATGGAAATCATGCGCTTCTTCCAGTCGGTGCGCTCTGGTTCGGCACCGATCTGGTACGGGCCCTCGGACATGAGAGTTTCGAACGGGGTGTGGAACAACCCGGTGGCGACGGGCGCCATCACAATGCCCTCGCGGCCCTTGTGTGAACCCAAGAGGTTCCAGGTGAACCGCTTCTTGTGGATCGGATGCACGACGCCGATGTAGACGATCTTCGTTTCCACGCCTTGCAGGTGCGGCGGGAGCTGTGTGAAGTCTTCGCCGGTTTCCGGGCCGTGGATCCAAGGGTTAGACAGAGCCATCTACTACCCCACCGGTCCGGTTCGTGTTCCGAAGTTCTGGCGCCACTGTTGGTTTTGGGCGGATTGCGACTTCTGCATCGCCTGATCGACGCCGGTTCCTACGGGGGCGTTGAAGTTGATGGACTGGTCGACGTTTGCGCCATTTCCGCCCTGTGCGGGACCGGCGCTGCCGCTGGAGAAAGCGGAGCCCATATCGCCGAAGCCGGTGCCTGGGATTTGAGCACCTGCAATGACGGGGTTGATGTCCCCTGGGGCGCCTTGGAGTTGCGCAGCATCCATGCTCCCGAACGGGGCCGGAATGATTGTCTTGATCGCGTCGACGATTCCGCTGCCAGATCCAGTCATGGCAGATCCGGCGATATTGGCGAACAGCGCCCCGCCCTCACCTAGTAGCGGTTTTCCATCCGAGTTATTGCGCAGCCCGCCAAAGAACTTCAGCAGAGTTGAGCCCGCTTGTACCAATCCCCATTGGGTGGGGTCGGAGAATCCTGGCGGCAGAAGGGACTCTTTGAGTCCGCCGATGCCGATGTCAGCGAGGCCCCCGGCATCCGGCATGATTTCAGCTAGTCCTTCGGCGATCTTGGCGTACGGGTTGTTGCCGCCCCCGAATCCACCGCCAGACCCGCTTGAACCGAGGGCATTTCGGTCGTCTTTCGCCTGCTGAAGATCCCGCTTGAGCTTTTCGACCATGTCGCGTTTACGCTGCTTGGTCGTTTCTTTCGCCTTAGGATTGGACTCGAGGTCGGCTAGCTCCTGCTCGGTCACGTCCAGGCGGTTGGACAGATCATTGATACGGTCGTCGGCTTCGCGCACCTGCTTCGGGCTGGCACCCGAGGACCCCGCAGATCCCGATGAGCCCCCGAATCCCAAAGCGGATACCGAACCACCACCTGAGGGAAGGGAGATGCTGCTTGTCGGCAGCCCTACAGCCGCGGCGCCAGCACCCCGGCCCTTGCCTAGCATCACGTGCACGTGATCCATGTGGTTCTGGGTGCTGCTACCCCGGTCAGGCATCTGCTTACCGGAGGTGAGCGAACCGCCGTATCCGTAGCTCTGCTGACGCCAAATGAATCCGTCAAGCCCCAGCGCTGACGCGTTCTTGGCGATGAACGCCGCGACGGCATCACCCAACGCCTTGCCTTGGGGCGTGTCCCAGCCGGGGATCATGATGTCGATGGCGTTGCCGGATGAATGCTCCCCGAAGCCGTCCTCAGCCCGTCGGCCGCCAATGTCTTTGATCTGGGGCCACATCTTCATGACCAGTGACCGCAGATAGTCGGCGCCAGGGTTGAGGCCCTGGGCGTATCCGGGGGCACGCATCATGTCGTGCAGATATGCAGCAGATGGCACCCAACCTGAGTTGAGGGCCGCGACGATGCCCGCACCGCCGTTCTTCATCCCCTTGGCAGTGACAACACCCTCGCCGTTAGACAGCCACGCCAGGATGGAGTCGCTTGTGCCCGTGCCGGCGCCGCGGACCATGCCACCTGCAGCGAAGCCTTGTAGGGATTTACCCCACGAGTTGAGTTTGTCGGCACCAGGGATCTGGAATCCGAACACCTCAGAAGGAATCGCGGCCAGGAATGTTCCCAGCACTTTCAGGGGTGCTTTGATGACCGCGGCTAGCCCCGAGAATGCGGATGTAACAGCGTCTTTGATCGCGCTTGAAGCGCCAGAGATGCCCGACTTGAGTGCATCCCATCCTGCGGAGAATTTGTCCAGGATGGGGGACACGAAGTTCCAGGCCGCGCTGATCGCGGTCTTGATGCCTTCCCATGCCGGGGAAATCGCGTTGTTCCACAGCCACAGGGCGCCCTGACCCAAAAGGTCCATTGCGCGCTTCCAGTTGTCGAACAGGTCGGAGGCGACTTCCCACGCGAGGCCGATAACTTCTTTGATGCCGTTCCAGGCGGGTGTGATGGCGTTGTTCCACAGCCATGTTGCTGCGGCACCAATGACCGTGAATGCAGCCTTCAGGCCCGGGAATACGGTGGTGGATAACCATCCCCAGACCGCGCCGATAACGTTCTTAATCGCCGCCCAGGTGACCTGAACTATCTTGCGGAAAGTCTCATTCCGGTTGTACAGCAGGACAATTCCAGCCACTAATCCGGCGATCGCGGCGATGATTAGGCCGATCGGGTTCGCTGTGAGTGCAATATTCAACAGCGCCTGCACAGCAGCCCACGCCTTGGTGGCAATTGTGATGGCCAGCATCACTGTCTTGTATGCGGCCAGACCCGCCACCAGGGGGATGAGGAAGTCCTTGAAACGGACGATGAGGTTGACCGCATCGGATAGTCCGCTCACCAACGACGGGCCGACAGCCGACAGCACGTTTCCGAACGCAGTTCCGATGGTGGACAGCGCAGCTCCGATATTCCCCGCGGCTTGGCTCACGACAGGGTTCTCGAAAGCGTCCTGCATCTTGTTCGTGAAGCCGGTCAGTCCATCGCCGATGCTCGACAACGGGCCTTGAATCTTCTCAAACAATGTGATGGCCAGGGTTTCCGCAGCGTTCTTCAGCCGCTCAATGACACCAGGTAGGCCCTGGTTTTGCGCAGCCGCCAGCTTCGAGGCTGAACCTTCCTGGTTCATGGCGTCGCGCATCTTGTCGAATCCTGCTGCGCCGTCCTTGGCTGCCACACCTGCCAGGCGTGCGGCATCCGATCCGAACGCGAGGGCAGTGTCCATCGCATACATTTCGGGCGTCATGCGCTTAGATGCGGCCTGCAACTGACCGAACAGCGCCTCCATGCCAACGAAGTTGCCCTGCGCATCGAAGGCGCTCACACCAAGCTCTTGCAGCGCTCCCGAGGCTTGGTCACTCGGGGCGGAGAGCTTCAAAAGCGCCGACTTCAGGAGGGTTCCGGCGTCACTACCCTTAATTCCGTTGTTGGCCAACAGTGCGATGCTCGCCGCGGTGTCCTCGAGGGACACGCCCGTCTGTCGAGCGACAGAACCGCCAGCCTGAAGAGCGAACGCGACATCGGTGATCTCTGCCGATGATGCATTAGCGGCATTAGACAGCACATCGGCAGCTTTAGATGCGTAGTCGGCCTTCAATCCAAATGCCTGTAGCGCATTGGCTTGGATCTCGGCCGCTTGCCCGGCGCTCACCTGTGCTGCAGCGGCTAGTTGCAGGGTGCCCTTGGCCGCGGTTATTGACTCATCCACGGAGAAACCGGCTTTGGCAAGCTCTGTCATGGCCTGCGCCGCATCAGCAGCCGAGGTATTCGACAGGGTCATGTCGTTGCCGAGGGCCTTGGCGGTGTCGCGGAACCGCTGCATGACATCTGCCGAAGCACCTGTGACACCCGAGAGGGTGTTCATGGTCTTCTCGAAGTCCAAACCCTTGGTGACGATCGCCGAAACACCGCTCGTGGCCAGGTTGGCGGCCTTAGTCATCGCATTGGCGGCAAGGTTTCCTACCGCGGTACCTGCAGCAACAATCCCGGTTGTGCGTAGTGCGCTGGAGAAAGAGTCGCCGAACCTGCGCCCCGCAAGTCCACCTTCACGCCCCGCGGCATCAGATGAGACAGAGAGGAGCCTGGATACCTGGTTACGTATCGGCTTGGACGACTTGTCGATCGCAGACTGCGCGTCGGAGGCACGCTTCTGCGCACGTGCTACCGCATCCAAGTCCTTGGCGAGTTCACTCGCCGCGGCCTGCTGCTTACGCATCGCCGACGCATGCGCTTCCGACAAAGCGGTGAGCTTCGAGCCCTTGGTTCCCGCCTCGCGAGCCTCATTCAGCTTCTCAAGGGCCACCTTGAGCTTGCCCGCGGCGTCAGCTTCTTTGTCGCGAGACTTAGCGACCGTTTCGGAGATCTTTTTAACTTGATCCGCAGCGGTTTTCGCCTCGTCAGCAAGGGCTTTAGCGTAGGCGGAGCCGGTCCTTTTTCCCGCGCTGACTGCCTGCTTCTGGACGTTGTCAAAGAGCTTGCTGATGCCCCTGTTGACCCCATCGAACCTGACGGTGGCCGACACATATCCCGATGAAAGTTCAACAGCCATGTGTCACCTCCTAATTTCCGAACAGGTTTCGCAGTTTCTTCTCGCGCCGCTCTTCGCCTGAAAGGCCAAGTAGCTCTTTGACCTTCGAGAGGGGCGCGGCTTTGACTTTCAGGCCGGGGCGTGACTGCTGATCGCCCATATCAGGGCCGATTGGCACCGGACGGTTCCGGTTACGGTGTCCGTCCTTGGTTTTCGCCCACACCAGCCAGCGCAGCGCATTGGCGATAATCGCCAGAAGGCGGGTAGTCAGAGTCCAGCCCGCATACTTCGGGTTCCTGGACTTCCATAGCGCGCTTGTCTCTTCCGGGTGATTGACATACACCCACAGATCGCGCCAGTTGAATTCGTCAGACGGGCAGTCACGTAGGCGTAGCCCGTCTTTGATCAGGTCGTATTCTAGTGCGGTGCCATGCTTCTCGATGAGGTCGAGAAGCGCGACTATTCCCCCACGGTGACCTGTCCGGCCTCCTGCCAGGCGGTGAAAAGGTCTTCCACCTCAGTTAGGGGCAGCTCGTCGAACACAGCAAGATCGGCTTCCGAGACCGCGCCCCACTCAAAGATTTCCCACATACCCTCTTCGGGGTTCTTGCGGTTTCGCCGAATGACACCGGATGGAACGGACCCGAAGGGTTTGAGGTTGATCTTCTTTTCGACGCCTTCGATTTCCACGATGTGGACGTAGGGTGTTGCGTTTTTTGCAGCCATGAGCGCCCTTTCAAGGGGTTTGTGTGCAGCCGTAGCGCTTGGAGAGCGGCGGGGCCGCGCTCGGCTGCAGGGGAATTCGGCCCCGCCGCGTCTATTAGGAGCCCGCGATCCGCCCGTCGTCGGTGTACGTGGTCACGTATTCACCGGTGGACGACTCGAAGACCTTCAGTTCCACCTCGTATTCGATGGTGTCCTTGCTAGCCAAGGTCACATCACCAACAGAGATGACCTGCCCGTCTGCGACGCAGTTGCGGTACTTCGCGGACAGCTCCGAGTCGATGGTGTCGAACACCCACGTCTGGTGGGGCAGCTTCTTGCTGGTCTTGCGGACCTTCACCTGGGTGCCGTGAGTACCGTCAGCGGGGGTGACGGTGACGTTTGAAGCACCGTAGATCGCCTTGAGGACATCGGCATTCAGCGATTCCAGGAGGACGAATTTGAACGAGTGGTTGTACTCGGTCTGCAGCACCTTGACGATGCGGCCACCCATGTCTTTCTTCTCATCGGTGGACCGCTCCGATGTTTCAGTGATACCGTCCTCGCCGACATACCCAAGACCGACGAACGCGGCATCGAGCACTCCGTCGACACTGGTTGGGAGGGTAGTTCCGAGCGGGGCGACGAACGCGGCCCCAGCGGCGGACGGCTCTGCGGCGAAAACGTTGCCGACTTCTTCAGCCATGATGTGCCCCTTTCAGAAGCAGATCGGTGCAGCCGAGCCTTTGAAAGGGTGTATTTAGTTGTAAATTCAGGGATTTGAACGCATTAATACATCGACGGTCATCACGAACCGTCGCGTTTCGCTTTCGATGTCATCGCGGCGGGCAGGTTCCCCTGCGATGTCTACAGCGTGCACTCCGCGGCCCTTGCCGGGGAGTTTGAGGAGCCATTCACGCGTCTGCTCGATCAGGTTGTATGCGTCCAGTTCGTTGGCGCCCCATGAGTAGATGATCAGTCGGCGCCGTGCGAGTACGCGGGCTTTGGTTCCCGAGTATCCGCTAGAGATTGGCGCTGAATCGATTGTGATCAGCTGCGCTGGGCGCGTTTTCGGCACGTCAGTGGACACCCGAACCGGCATGTTTTCGTCCAGCCAGTCCCTGACCACTTGGGCGTGGTAGGCGAACATCAGCCAGCCTCGCCAAAGTTGTGTAGCAGTGCGTCGTGCTTGTGGTCGTACCGGATGGCCTCTGCCGTTGCGGCGATAGCTGTTGCCCGGTAGTCGCGCTTATCCAAAGGATCATCGCCTTCTACCGAGACGCGGAAACCGTCTTCCAGTCCCGCTTCTTGGTTGCAGGCGTCAGCGACCCGCTGCATCATGGGAACGCAGACCTTCTCGACGATTTCCTTCGTCAATTCGCTCTGCGCCTTACGATTCAGCCTGAACTTGGCCACTATCCGGTCACCCTTTTCAGCTCGACGATGATTCCTGGCTTCCAGCCGTGGAATCCGCCTGTTTCGTCGCGTTCACCCACCACCTCGTAGGTTTTCCCATTGATCCCGAATCGGGACATCAGATCAACGGTCATGGGGGGCATGGCTAGATCGACTTCTGCGATATCGCGTGAGGTGTGCCCGTCCGTGTCTTCAGTCCGGTGCGGGGCATACGAGTACGCCTTCAGGTCCACTGTGGGGCCGAATGAGGGAACATCGTTCCCTAGGGAATCCTGAGTGACACCCGTGTATGGGGTGTACGTGACCGGGATCCTGGCCAGTGATTCGAAGGTCACAGGCGGTGGATGATCACATTAGGGACGGGGTAGCGGTAGCTTCTCGCCTCCGCTAGTTCCTCGTCGGTGAACAAGGATGTGTCAGACACCCAGTCGGCAAGACGCTGCCGAAAATCCGCGCCCGCGGTGAGGTCGGTGGACTTCGATTCGGGTGAACCGGGTTCCACCGTGAGGTGGCGCGCGACCATCGCCGCTACCGCATCTATTGCGGCCTGGGGCGGCTCATCTCGGGTGTATTCGACGACAAGGATTTCACCCGTGGCGACAGGGCACCCGTTGCGGGTGACATCAACGTAGTCGCCCTCGATGACACCTTCGAGCGTGTTACCACAGAGGTCGGTGACCGTAACAGTGTCTCCAGACGGGGGGTCCGGTAGATGTACCCGGCCCTCCACCGTGAGTGCACGCACGGTCACCGCCCCTGCGGTCAGGGTTCGTCCGGCCTCCCGCTGAAACCTTCGAGACACCCTCTCCAGCAGGCCCTCGACACGGGCCTGCTGGGAGGCGGTGAGCTCGTTCTCGTCTTCCAGCCCTAGGGCGTGGGCGACGTCAGCGGGAGATGCCAGCACTAGCTGCCGGCCCGGTTGAAGACGAGCACGCCGGGGGCCTGAACGACCTTGCCGCCGTACACATGCAGGCCGCGGATGCGGTCGGCGAACTTGTCCTGTGCGCGCATGCCTTCGACCTCGTCAATCTGAGACACGAACGCTGCGGCACGCTGGTGGAAGAACACGGCCTGCGGCGAGTCAGACTCAGGCAGGTTGTTCGAGGTAACCACACGGAATCCGAGCAGCTTTCCAACAGTGGCGTTGCGCAGACCAGCGGTGTCGCCGGACGAATCGAAGCTGGTGAGCTTCGAATCAGCACCGACCAGCAAGGCTTCGAACTCGGCGTTCACAACCGCGACACGCAGATCGTCGTCAGGAACGTTGGCCTTGTTCATCAGCTTGCGGGCGTCCTTGACGACGTTGAACGCGCCATCTCCCGTGGTGGGGTTGGACGACCATGGCATGCCGGTGGCGTTGGCGACAAGCAGGTTGGCGATGAACTGGTCGGCGTCGGTGGCCAGCGAGTCACCGGCGGCGTCGGTGTACAGCGGCAGCAGGTTTTCGTTCGACTGCGCGTTGTCGATGTCGTCGACGTAGAAGTCGAAGTTCTTCTCCTGATCGATCAGGATGTCGATTCCGGTGTCGCTGATGGCGTCTGCCGACGTGGTGCGGCTAGCCGCCTTGTAGTCCTTGACCGCCGGGGCGACCACACCGGGGATGTGGATGGTGTTGCCCTTGCGGGCTTCACCTTCGTACTTGCGGTCAACGAGGGAGGCGAACACATTCTTGGCCATGTAGCGCTCAAGAATGTAGGACGACCAGATTTCGGGGATGAAATGGGTAACAGCCATCTGACTGGCTCCTTCCTATGCTTACTTCCCCATCAGCTCGTCGAGCTGCCCGCTCTCGCGGGCTTCTCGAATCGCCTTGGGGGACATGTTTTTGAGGTCATCACGGGTCAACTGCTTGGGACCGGTGACTTTCTTGTCTGAAGTAACCTCGGCTGCCGGCGCTGCGGCCGGTGCGGACTTCGACTTGATCGCTTCTTCGAGTCGAGCGTTGAAACGCACCTTCCACCGTTCGGCGGATTCGCGCATCTCTTCTTCGGTGCCGCCCTTGATGTCCTCAGGGTCAACTCCGGTGGTTCTGGCGACCTCTGATCGCAACCGTTCGGTGCGTTCGGTGGTCAGTTCGGCTCGGATCTTGTCGATTTCGGCCCTTGGGTCGAACTCTTTCTTGTCTCCGCCGCTCTTCTCGATGAGCTCACGCCACTTGGTGGCGTCGTCGTAGTTTTCCTTCGCGCGCTTTTCCCAGCGTCGTTCCTCAACGCGGGTGGCGCGAAGTCTGTCCAGCTCTTGCCGTTCCTCAGCGGTCAAACCATCGGTTTTGGCTTCGGATTTCGGCGCCTTGATGGCGTCTACGGTTCCTTCTGGTTCGCCCGGTTCCGTTACGGCTCCCGGCATGTCATTCGGGGTCACATCAGACATGTGAAATTCCTTTGCGTTTCGCATTGGTGGCGCCCGTACGGGCGAACCCCCTACTGGGGGAAGTCTTGTGGAGCAGGTGGCGCTACTTGTGGCGCCATCGCCTCTTCCTTGGCCCGATCCTTTTCGACTTGTGCAATCTGGTCGGGTGAGTACTTGAGGATGTTCCGCGCAATTGAGCCCCACGGCTCCCCTGCTGCCGCCGCTTGTGCTGCGGCAGAGTACTTCTCAGAGAGTGTCACACGGGCTGGCGCCTCGAATGACACCTCAACATTGCCTACGTCTGCGACACCTTCGGTCTCTAGCGCCTTAACGATGATGGCTTCGAGGCCGAGTTTCACTACCGCTAGGCATGCTTCACACTTGAAAATGAAGCCCTTCTCGGTGTTCATCGCGCCTTCCGCCGTCTGATTTGCGCCATCGGGCATCAGCATGGGAAGGGGCGTTTTCGTGGCCGCCGAGAGATGCCGGATGTCTTCTTTCGACGCGGCGAGCATGGGGCTTGCATCGGTTGTGGCAGATTCCCAAATGTCAACACCTGGTGGGAGATCCCACAGCGCTCCGGGGGCTGGTTCAAAGATGGCCGCATAGTCGATGGCGTTGCCTTTGTCATCGACCGCCGGTAGGGGCTTGTCTCCCTCCTTCTTTAGAGCGCGCTGACGGAACGCTTGCATCGCCATCGTCGACAAGCGCTGCAGAACGCCGGAGTTGATGCGGTTGATGAGATCTATATGGGTCTCGAAAACCCCAGCACCGCCCGGGTTGGTGTACACAACCACAGGTGGGGCGCCGTCAGTCTCGATCAGGTCGGTTTCAGGCTCCCAACCGCCCGAGATTCTGGTCATGAGGCGCTTGGAGTTGATGTTCTGCACGTAGCAGGGGCGTGAGAACTTCTGGCGCGCACCGTTCACCCAAACGAACGCAAAGTCTTTCTCTTCGTCTATGTCGCGCCAGTAGCGGATCGCGGCACGCACTCGCCAAGGCTGCAGGGGATCTACTGCGGCGTACATGGTTTCGGGGGAATCGGCGGTGATTATTGCCTGGCCGTCATTTCCCTGCCAGCAAGTCAGGTACGAATCACGGAAGGTCAACCCGTAGTCGAGCCACTGCCGCACAACGGCATCCATACGGTTATCGCGGTAGATGCGTTGCGCCTGCTTAGCAATCGCAGAGTCCGCGGAACCATCAACCGTGATTCCGTTCGGCACGATGCGATCAGAAACAGAGTCCCGTATCAGCATGCCCCAGTTGGTTCGGGACATCTTCTGGAACGCTTTCCAGGATGCTTTCGTGTTCTTCGACTGCTCCGGTAGCGGAGCATCGCCGGACACATACCGGTCCAGGAGCCGGACTCGCGGCATGTTGTCGTCGATGCGCTTGGTCAGGATGGGGAGCCATTCTTCTGGTGTAGACGCCATGGGACTCCCTTCTGTCATTTAGTAGATGCGCCTCGGCACATAAGATTTCGGCCGCGGCTTAGCCCCGGATCGTCGAGCATCGACACAGGCTGTCCAGGACAGGACCGCGGACATTGCTGCGTCGAACTTGTCCTCGAGGCGCCCGTCTTGCTTCTGGAGGATCCACAGCGGCGCTCCCTGGTCGTCAAGGAGCTTCAACTCGTGTCTGCCAGCGTTTCCCATATGCTTGATCAGCGTCTCTTGCCAGGCGTTTTCGCCATAAGTGACGATCCCTGAGTCGATAGCCTCGACATACGCCCTAACCGCGGCGGCCATAGGCGTTTTGCGTTGGGTGAACCACTCGACAACTTGATCGGGGAATCGGGCCGCCCATGAAGCAACGGTTTCTGTCCAGTGGGGCGGGTCGCAGTACATGCGCCACACCTCATACCGGGACATCATGTCCGTGACTAGGTCCGTGACCTCATCCTCTGGGATTTCCCAGTCCTCAGCGTTTTCAGGGCGCTCCCAGCAGCCCAAAAGCATCTGCCGTCCGGTCTCGATATCCGTGATGGTGAGTGCAGTGGCGTCACGGAACCTCGCGCCGTCAAATCCCGCAGTGACGAATGCGCCGTCCGGTATCGGACCCCACGGTTTGCCTTCATCCTCGAAGCGCAGGGATTCGACCTTGAGCATGTCGAACGCTTGGTAGCCAGATTTGCGCCACCGATTCAGCCACACCCGCTCCCAGTAGGCTTTGTCGATGCCCTTGCGGTCGTAGTCCTTTGCAATCCGCTCAAACTGGCCGACGCCCCACTCCCCTACGGGACCGGTGGCGTCTGCGACTGCTGCGATCCGGTTCTCCACCGTAGATAGGTCGCGGTGCTCGTCGCCGGCCCATCGGCGGAAAAAGAACAGGCTAGGGTCGTCAACCTCACCCTTGTCGATAGCTTCCGCTTCGGCGAGAACATCCTCTTCGATGCTGTTCTGCCCCGGCTGCCCGGCGGTGGAGGTGTACAGCGTCCACGGATCCTCAAGGGGACGCTTCGGCATGTTCTGCAGCATCGTTTCGTGCGCGTCCCGCATCCGCTGCATGAACAATCGGTGTGGTTCATCGAAGTGCTGGAAGGTGGTTCGTGCACCATCTCGGGAGCCGGGAGCGTTGGATACCGCGACGACAAAGCCGTCTTCGGTTCCGTTCCAGCCCTTTCGGATGATCTTCTCTTTAGTGATCACGAACAGCTCCGAATCTGGGCCGTTTTCGAGCACGTACTTGAGCACGCCGTACGCGAGCTCTTCCACCTGCTCTTCGGTGACCGCCATCATCGGAATGACGGGCGACTCCACGGGTCGGCCGACCGGATTCCCATGGGCGTCGAACCCGTCACAACGAACCGGAGCCTCAGGATGCAGCTCGCAACCCGATATCCAGGCGGCGAGCTCGGTTTTCGCCAGCCCCTTACGGACCTCAATGGCTCCGCGCTGAAACCTGCGCCGCCCCGCAAGCCGGTGCCCTTGCGGATAGATCTCATAGAGGCGGTAGATGATGCCGCGCTTCTCGTCATCGAGGCGTGCCGGCTGCCCCGATAGGGATCCGGGGCCGAACACCATCCGCTCTTCGATGAACTGGCAGACCTGCGGCCCCAATGTCGGGTAAGACAGGTCGAGCGGCGGAACAATCAGAACCGCCATGGCGGGACTATTGGACTAGCTTGAGCCGCGGATCGGAGTCGGGTTCTGGCATCGGGGCGGGGTTGGGGACGCCGCGGCGCTTCTGTCCCTTTGCCTTCGAATCCTCCGACTGCTCGATCTGCCATTCCAGCCGGCGCCGAGCCATCGGGTTAGTTCCGTAGTCGACATCGGCCTTCTCGAGCCGAACCTGAATCTCAGCCCGCTCTTTCGCTGTCTCCGCCAACCAAAAGTCGTTGTACAACATCGCCACACGCAACAAACCGTTGATGTCCGACTCCGTGTACTCGGGAGCCATCGGAGACGACCAAATATCAGACCACCACCGCTTCGTCATCGAATGCCACGCGATCTCCTCAGGGAGCTCGGGCGCTTCAATGTCGTGATCGGCAGACAAAACAGCCCTGGTCGTCGTCTTATTGCGCCGAGCAACCAGACTCGGATCTTTCTTGGTGGGTCCAGGCATCATCAACCTCCCGTTTCGGGACTTGGACGCCCCGTTTCGGGGCCGGAAAAGCTGGGGAACCCGTACAGACCGAAAAGACGGCGTCTGGCCGATGTCGGGGCGTGGGGTGGGGTGGGGGTGGTCCCCAGGGGGTCATTGCCGGGCCGTGTTGGCTTCCTGTGCGGTTTTCCAGGCGTGGCAGGTGTGGCAGGTTGCTTGGCAGTTGATTGCGAAGTCTGTGCCGCCGAGGCTGACTGGTTTGATGTGGTCGACTTCGGTGGCGTGGGTGGTGCATCGTGGTCCGCGTATCTGGCATGTGTGGTTGTCGCGGTGTAGGACGTAGGCTCTGGTGCGTCTCCATGCGCTGGTTCCTGTGCGTCCTGCGGATGCGGTGCGTGGACTAGAGGACCAGCCGCTTACCTGATGCTGGGGGCAGCGCCTAGCGCCATGCACCAGCTCTGTGCAGTCAGGGTGTGCGCAGACTCTAGGTGCGCGGGGCATGGCCATCTCGGGACAACTGCAGACGCGCGCGCTTCTGCTGCTCCTCCACGGTGGTGACACCGACTGGCCTGTTGAAGTTGATCGAGTTGTCGACGTGTTGGCCTGTGCCGGGTTCTCCGTTGGGTATCCAGGCATAGTCCCATTCGCGGTAGGACGCGACGTTGGTTTCACCATTGAAGATGTGCAGCACATTGGTGGGACTGGACAGGTAGTGCGTGCCTGATGGGTGTACGTATTCCTTGCCTCGTGAGCAGACTAGGACGGGCATTAGTGAATCCCCCTTAGGAGGTACCTAGATCAATCACGGCTTCGCAACCCACGACTTCGAACGTTGCACTTACTGTGGTGCGCTCCGTACGGGACGTGCCCGCATCGACATGAAAGGCGGCCGTAGTCATCTCTTCGGGCATCAGCAGTACTCCAGTTCTACGGTGGGGCCAGCCCATTGGGTGCGTGTGCCTGTGCGGTGGGCCTTGCGTGGGGCGTTACGTGTGGGGCGCTTGGAGATCAAGGTGTCCGCATCCTCGTGGTCTACGAGGCTTGGCCATGTGTAGGCGATGCGGTGCTCTTGGTCTCTGGCCCATGTGGTGATGGCGTCGTCAATGGGCATCTCAGGTAGGGCGTCGAGAAGATCAGGTACCAGGGTGGTGCGGATGCAATACCCCACTGCGTGTAGTAGATGCTCGGATACCAGCCAGGGCGAATCAGTTTGGTCGGCTTGGGTTGTGGCGCGTTGTATGCCGCGCTGCCATAGACGCGGATAGTTGGTCCCCAAATACAGGGACACAATGTCACAAGGGGCCGCGGTGAGCGCTTTATCGAGCTGTGTGCGGAAGTCGTCTATGGGTTGGGCGTCATCCTCAAGGACAACTACCCACTCAGTAGGGCTGGTGGATAGCCACTCGAGTACATGGCGGTGGTTGCCGTTGCAGCCCTTAGATCCGTTGTCTAACGACAGGAACGCTGCACCAGTAGCTTCCATCAGGTTATGGGCCGCGGCGGCCCGCTTGTTATGGCCAACTATGCCGATGCGGTAGGTCAAGCCCACCAAAGCCTCTGCATCTCATGGTGCCAATCCACGCCAGATAGGTCTGGCTCAAGGAAGTGAAAGGTCTTTCCATCCTTGGCCCATCCCCGCATAACGGATATCGGCTCGCCCCGCGATACTTTCAGCATCCGATCCGCCAGGGCATGGTTAACCACTCTTCGCTGGAGCTGGTTCATGCGTTCGTCGGGTCTCATGAGTTGAACTCCGAAGCGAGTGCGTCATAGGCGTCCGCTGCGTCGAGTAGATGTTGCGCGAGCTCGCGGGCCCCCGCGCTATCGCCCCAGTAGATCTCCCCATAGACGCCGTCGTCGATCCACGGCTTATGATCTCGCTTCGGTAGGCGCTTACCGCAGAAATCTCGAGTCTTGATGCCGACCCAGAAGGGGCCGAAGTACTGCTCGTCGCTCATCAGCGCTTGTCTCTGTATGTGACGAACATCTTCGGCGCCTTGGGCGCCAGCTCTCCAACCGTCGTGTGCCACACATATCGGTTTGGCTTGTCGTCAGATGTGCGGGCTTCCCGAATGTTCTCGATCGGCCCAATGCATCCGCCCGCTGAGGTGGTGGAGTTCTCCATGGCGTCGGACCACCAGTCCCAGATGGATTGGCGGACCAGGTCTTTGTTGGCCTTCTCAACGCGCGGTGGAAGGTTCATGGCCTCGATATGGGTCAGGATCTTGCCTAGCAGGTTTCGGACCTGCGCCGCTTGGACAGGAAAGTAGTAATCCTCGTAGCGGCCACCGATACCGCCTGGCACATGGATCACGTCGACAGACATAGTTGTTCCCTCAATTCTCGACTTGACTTAACTGGTCCTACCTTTGGACGGGTAGGGGCGCCTAGTACGTGTGCCTAAAGCGGCAGGCGCTCAACCGAAGACAAGCGCAGCGTGGTGGCGCTTGTGGCAGCGGCGAACCGGAACGGTTCGATGCGCTGGTTGGTCTTGCGGTTGTAGACCACGTTCGTGAAGTCCACCCGATACGTCAGCTCAGGCAGTGGCCCGATTGCTTCGGTGTTGGCGAGCAGCTTCACACCTGGTGTGGAATCGAGAGTCTTCAGCACACCGTCTTCCTCGATGCGGCCAATGATCGGCTCCAAACGCACCGTGGTGGGGATATCGGAGATGGTGGCCAGCACTTCCTTCACCGACGGAGTGAAAGTGACCGTGCCGGAAATCATCTTCAGATCCGGCTCGCTACCCTCATCAGACCCATCAGAGACGATGGCCTGATAGGTGTCGGCCACAGTGAAGTACACGAAGGCTGCCATTAACCATTCTCCCTTCGCATCTCATCAGCGAGGTCTTCTAGACGCTTATGTTCATCGGCCATCGCTTTAGCGCGATCACCGACAGGATCGAAAGGCGGGGTGCGCCACCCACACGAGCAGGCACCGCCCTTGCGGGTCTTCCCGCCGGGGAGCATCTGCTCGAAAGTTCCAACGATGTGGGAGTTCACCCACTCCGCCAAGGTGTACTGGATGCCGTCAGGGCCGGTGATGAGATGGTCGGCCATCACACACCCCCTGCGGTGAGTTCGCGGATACGTTCCGGTGTTGTTGCCTGCCGGTACAGCTGGTAGCGGGCCTTGTTGCGTTCAGTGGCGGCACGATCAGCGTCGGTCAAATGATCGCCGCTGGCGCCGGGTAGGTGGTACAGGTGATATCCGGGGCCGTCTATGAAGCGGGTTGGGCCGCAGCACACCTCAAACGCTCGGCACATCGCGTCATCGTCATACCAAGCACCCTCAAACGACTCGTCGTATTGACCGATCAGTGAGAGTGATTCCCGGGAGACGACATTGACGGCACCGATCGACTGACGGTCGCCTCGGACCTGATGCGATACAGCTTCTTCGGGCTCTAACTCAAGGTCTCGGACGCGAACCGAGTCCTCGGGGGCAATGGCCATGAAGCGTGAGAACGGAACGACTAAACCTGGTGTCAACGAAGCCAGCGCGACCGCTTCCCGAATCTGGATAGGGTCGACCAGCAGATCTGATTCGCAGTAGATAAGTACATCGGCGTCAACCATGTCGGCACCGCGGTTATATGCGGCGGATCGATTGAACGACTCATAGCCTGAGCGGCCGTCATCAACAACATGGATGCGGTACAGCCCCTCCATGCCCATCAGGACGCGTCGCAGATTCGCGGGCCTTAGAGGGTCCTTACCGCGGTCCCGGAACGGGATGATCACGGCGACGTTCACAGGTACTCCCCTGCGACCTTCGCATAACCAGCGCGCAGCTGGTCCCACGTCTCATCGGGGAGTTCTTGAGGTCCAAACGATAGGTGCGACACCACAAACCCTCTATGGATGACTCGGGGCTGCATATTGGCTGCACCTTCGTCACCGATCTTGAAGCCGTGCGGCCAATCCCTGCCTGCGATATGGGCAGGCGAAGGGGTGTCCAGTAGGTCTGCGATGCGTTTCAGGGTGGGGTGGTCGAGTCCGATGCAGTTGATCGACAACCAGTCCGTCGTCGGGATGACCTGGTTGGGTTGACCAGTCACATCCCGCCAATTGGTCAGGAAATGCTCGTGTGACATGTGGGCGTAGTCGCCGGACATGTGCACATCCAACAAAGGGATGTTCAGGTTCTCGAAGCCGCGCCAAATCAGCGGCTCCAACCATGTTGAGGCGCCGTTGTTCACGGTCAGCGCGGAGACAACGCTGCCGCGGTTGTTGTCTATCGCCTCAAGGTATTCACCGAAGCGTGCGGTCTCGAAGAACACGTCATCGTCATCGACCTTGACGAACAAACAGTCCCGATACTCGGGTTGGGCGTAGTACCACCACACCTTGTTGAAACCGGTCCAATGGCATCCGCCATGGAAGTCGTTACGGACGGTGATCCGCTCGCCCGTGATGGTTTGCAGATACTCCGCGTCCTTGGGGTCGCGGGCGAGGTTCCAGATGTCGTATTCAACATTCGGATGCTCAGCCAGGATGCGTTTGATGTACGGTACCTGGAGTTGCATATTGGCTTTACGGCCCGCGAACACAAAGAGGATGACTCGCAACACAACTCCCTAGGTGATCCGAATCGCCCAAGCCTCATGCGAATGCCCAACCACACACCAGTTGATGCCGGTGCGGTCGGCATATTCGCGCCAGGCTTTCATCTCGTGGTCTTCGCAGCCGTCGTAGCTGTGCCACTCATCAAAAACGACATAAGTTCCAGGCTTGAGCTGTAGATATTCCAGAGCTGTTGCCGTGGACGAGTACAGGTCGCAGTCGATATGCACCAAACCACACTCAGGGAACGTGAACCCTGGCAGGGTGTCGGCATACCGACCTATCACTAGGCGAGTGTTGTTGATGGCTGGTGGTTTATGCGCGAACGACCCCTTAGGGAATCCGTCGCGCCAATCCTCAGGCAGTCCGGTGAAGCTGTCGAATCCGATCACCGGCATGTGCTCGGCAATGATGCGGGTCGATTCGCCTTTACCCACCCCAAACTCCAAAGCCACACCGGAAGGTCTCAAACCGACCACATGCCGCAGCAGCGAATAATGCTCCGCGGGCGGGAAGTACGGGCCTAACTGGTAGTCCTGGACGCCCTCGCCTCCCCGGAATGGAAAGTACGGCCATGTTGGGTGCTTGTGGCCCCAACGGTTTCCATTGGCCTCACACATCCGGGCACGCTCGGGAAGCTCAAACCGGGAAGAACCTGTTCGGTTTCCTTCGGCTTTGTCGCGGGAGTAGATCAAGTTGTGTGATCCTCGGACATCGGCGAACGGCCATCGCGTCAACCCTGCGTCGTGGATTCTCTGTGACCAGTCGACGTGTTCGCCGCCGTGCGCCCCATATCCGGTGTCCATGCCGCCCACCGTGTCGATCACTCGGCGTTCGGCGTATAGGAGAACTCCGCGGGGGAATCCGATGGCGAAATGCTGCTCGTCTTGGTGGGTGACGCTGTGTCGGCCGCCGCTGGGCCACTGGAACGACAGATGCGGTTCCGGCGACTCAACGTAAGGCTTCCACCACTCGTCTACGGTGGGCCACACATCGTCGTCAGCGAGAAACAGGTGGTCGCACCCCAAGTCCATGAGCTCGGCGATGCAACGGTTTTTCGCCACCGCTATCCCCATAGGTTGTGGATGGCGAACAACGCTCACGCTAGGAACTCGATGCACCGGGATACCGCGCCAGCCTTCAAGGCATAGGGGCTCGTCGCTGCCGTCGTCCACAACGACAATTGGCACATCAGCCGAGGTGTGCTCGATCCAGTGCGTTAACGCGTTGAGGAGGACATCTCGGCGGTTGTGGGTGGTGATCGCTACCCCGAGCACTACTCACCCTCTTCACAGTGCGGGCAGCAGTCGTACCGGAGGCGGCGGCCGCAGTACTCGCAGTGCTGCACGGCCATCTGATCTCCCGTTTCGCCTGTACCCGTCGGGGTGGAGGTCTACGATCCGCCAATGATCAAGATCGCAGCTGCAGCCGCCGTAGCGGCCAGCATTGTTTTCGCGCCCGCGGCGTACGCGGACGATGACGCCTACCTGGACGAACTGTCCGGGCAGGGTTTTCAAGTGATGTGGCAGTCCCGGCCGTTCCTACTGGCCGCCGGGAACGGCATGTGCAATGACTTGCGCAACGGGGAAACCCCCGAGCAGGTCGCCTCGCACTCCAACTATCCGAACGCGACACCAGCCAATCTGTTGGCTATGGCGCGATCGGCGAAACGGAACCTATGCCCCTAGGTTCACGATCCAGTAGCTCATCCATGCGGCTGTAGGCCACGAGCTCGGCGTCAACATCGCCCTCAGTACGGGCTATACGTAACCGCTGCAACGCCTCTAGGATGCGGAGCTGGTTAGCAGTGAGGGGCATGGCACTAGATGTGGTAACCCATGAGCCTGGCTAAGTAGGCCAGTGTTAGGAGCTCGAAATACTCGGCGGTGTGCGTCGGCCCCAGTTCCGGGTACTCGCCCAACGGTTGACCATCAAGCATGATTACCTCCCAAAGGGATTCAGCTAGGACGGGAGATTAGGCAAAGCCGTGTGACAGTCGCAGCAGCGCGTGAACACCTCGCCGGTTAGCCGTCCCACTTCCGTGTAGGACTTGCCTGTATGTGGGCATCCAATGAAGGTATCCCACTCTTCCGGCGACGCCTCAAGCAGGAAGCTCAATTCGTCGTTCATACCTCAATTATCCCGTGTTTCAACGGGATCAGCGGTGTCTAGCGAGTCGAAATAGTAGGTCTCGCCCATGAATGTTGCGTAGCGGAGAGTGAGCTCGCCGTCTGATGCGGTCCAGGTCATATCAACCGAACGATCGTCTCGGTAGCCTCGCCGTCGTACGCCGCAGACACTGTGCGCCCAGCGAATTCCCGCACCCTAGTCACCGATGGTTCTAGGTCAACAAAGTCGTCATAGGTGTGGTCGTACACCATGACTCGCGCATCTTGGGATTGACCTTGTAGGTATGCGATCAGTTCGCCGACGTTCATCCCGGATTCCGTACGTCGTCTATCGAACCGGGACCGAACATCCTGCGGCGCTCAGTGGCCTCAACACCCGACTGCTTCTGCGTCATCGCCTCGATGTAAACCCGTTCATACGTTGCGATAGCACGGCTTAACTCTTCATCCGATGTATCGGCAGGATCGAAAGAGAGGCCGAGTTCACGTGCCCGGTCTATATGGGCTTGAGATGGTTCAGTCATCGGGTGTACCTCTGTACGATTTCGAGGGCAGCTTTCACATCAGCTCTATTGCGCTCGGAGTCAACAAGCCCTCGATGATGAAGCAGACCTAAGACGCCATCGACGGATTGCAGATCGGCGCCCACTCGCTTCAAAGCTTCACGAGCAGCGGCAGTGCAAGCGCAAAACATCATGCCGTCCCAGTTGTGCCGTTTACACACCGCCTCAGCGACTTCAATCTCGGGATCATCCATACCTCAATTTTACCGAGCTACAGCGTAAGTCGCGGTGTCTATTCAGGTGTGAGGGTGTAGCTTTCACCAGTCTTAGAGTCGGTGATGGTGGCTTCTATGGTTCCGTTGATGCGCTGTAGCCGCGCCCACACATGCTCGTCGAGTTGGATGGAGCCTTGGGGCATGCCGTCTTCGTGTCCGAGCCACATGGTTCGGGAGGTGTGCCGGTACTCCCGGTTTTGGTAAGTGAGTACCGCTGTGACGGGTCCATCACCTTCGATACGGTATGACACCTTGTCGAACATGTGTTCGATAGTAGAACGGAGAGGCTGTAGGGGCAAGTCAGTCCTGCATTGCCTTACATTCGCAGTCGTCGCGGGTGCAGCGACCAAACCAGCCTTCGTGGTCATGCTGCGGATGGATGCAGTTCTGACAGCGTGGAGGGCACATCGTTAGGTGCCCTTCTCTGCCATCAGCTTGCCGCGCTTGACGATGCCACCGAGGACATCGCCCCACCATCCGGTGTCATCTTGCTCAAGCGCCCACTGCGCCTTCTCGCCCCAGCGGATTATCTCGTCTTGCAGCTCAATGCAGCGGCGATTCAACTGCCGCTCGGTCTCAATGCTCATACCTCAATTTTACTGCGGTGCAGCGACATCAGCGGTGTCTAGCGTCGCCCGAACAGGCTGCCGAGAATATCTATGGGGTTGGCCGCTTTGACCACTCCCCTAATCTCCGAGCCGAGCTGACCTAGTTCAGCTTCCGCGCTACCGGCAATACCGTCAGCGGACGTCTGCACCACACTCACGGCGCGGTCAACGCCGTCGCGGGCGATATCCAGCAGGCCGTCCATGAACTTCGGCACGGTGTCGTCAGGGATCTTCTTATCCGCGATGCGCTCACACATGGCCACGAGTGGAGGGGCCATGGCGCCGGCTAGTGCCGCGAAGAATCTGTCGAGCATGGCGGCACCTCCACATTGACACTCAGATCGGCTGCGGCGAGTACCGCCTTGATGTCGGCGAGGTTCATGCCTTCAAGGAAAATCCAGCACCCGCAAGGGGTGTTGATCGAGCACTGCTGGCCGCATTCGTCACAGTCCCAAGGTGGGCAGTTTCCGCAGTGTTCGGGGCGCGGGCAATCGCCGTCTTGCCCCACCGTCGAGCCGCAACCAAGACATTCAATCATCGCCAGCCTCATGGTTTGCACATACGACGGCGGGTCCGAGGTCGTACACGGCGTCAGTGGAGATGCCACGCAGTTGCACTTCGACCATCGACGGTTTCTCGCACTTATCGCACCAGCCGCCCATCGGCTCGCCATCGCACTGAACGTCCAGCGTCAGGTGGATGCCCTTACTGATGCAGTCGGCGACGGTATTGCGCGCTTCCTTACTCAGCTTCATCGCTCGGCGGCACCTGTTCTGTCCAGCTTGTTGGGTCGTTCTCGGGATCTACTCGACACCCTGCAGAGCAGGGGGCGTAGCGGATACGGCCACAGGGGATGCAGCAGCGGACACGAGACAGAGGCATAAGGGAACCTCCGTTTGGGCATAGAAAAACCCCCACCGAACAAATGTCGATGGGGGTTTAAAAGAATGGGTGTAAGTCGCGCCTATGCGCAGTTTACTACTTGACAGCGGTTAAGGGGTATATCCCCTGGTCGGCGTGTCGCAATCAGACGCACACCTTCACGTGCACATCCAACCCGGAAGCGATGTCCACGAGAGCATCCAAGGAGAACTTGGAGATCTTGCCGCGCAGCAGATCCGACACCCGAGGCTGGGTCAGTCCGAGTGCTTCGGCGGCCTGGACCTGGGTCCATTCGCGCTCGTTGATCTTCTTTTCGATTGCCATCATCAGCTCAGACCGCACGCGAAGGTTCTCCGCTTCGCGCGGGGTGTCGGCGATGTCGTCCCATACGCTCATAGTTCCTCCTGCGCTTTCTTGTATCGAGCCTTACCGGTGTTGATGTCTTGCTGGGAAGTCTTCTGTGACTTCTTGACGAAGCTGTGCAGTACGAACACCACATCCCCAAGGGTGGCTACGTAGAACACACGGTACGCGCCGTCTTCGGTGCGTACGCGTATCTCGCGGCAGCCCTTGCCGACTGTTGGCATTGGCTTCCAGTCGTGGGGCTCTAGGCCGTGCTGAACCCTATCCAGTTGGTAACCGGCGTCCTGCCGTGCCGCTTCGGGGAAGTCCCGTAGGTCCTCAAGTGAGGTACCTATCCAGCGGAGAGGCTTTTCGTCGGTCACCTCATTAATATATCAGAACCGATATACTTATGCAAGGTGGAGGCAGTTACGTCGTCGCTCCATAAATGGGCGCGTCCGAGGTTGTGGCCCACCACATATCATCCGTGCCGTACCCGCGCTCAACCTCAACTATCCGAAAGCGGGCCGCCCGTCCGGACTTCAATTCAGTTTCAATAACTTCCCCCACCTTGGGTATGGGTCGCGTCCAGCCCATCCAGCGGTGGGTATCCCCCCTGTGTCCGTGGTATTCAATCCTGTCGCCCCAGGACCGATGCGCAGAGACTATCCATACGTTCATCAGTTTCACTCCCTTTGCGGCTTGCCATAAGGCACTGCCATAACGCGGTGTCGCATAGATTTTTCTTTACAGATCTTTTGGCAAGACCGACGCTAGACGTATGGGTATTGAAGCTAGAATGCGTGTCTACGTAACCACCGCAACCGGTGGTGAAGTTGAGTGTCTAACTACCACTCGGGTAGTTCCCGGACGCGATATGCCTATCGTTTGGGTCACTGCGGCCAACCCTACGCAGGCGTGGAAGATGCGTGAGATACCTTGGCCTGCGCAGTATGTGCGACCAGCGTGAACTACTCAACCCAATCACACTCAGGGGCGGCGCAATCTTCTTCGTCACAGTTCTGCCAGCAGTGCGGATGCCTAGGGTCCCTGAAATCGCATCTATGGGTGCAGCACCAACCAGGATCTAGGTCACTCCCCTCACAGTCGAGGGCCGACACTAGACCGGCTCCACTACGACGTAGTGGGTGCAGCCACAATCGCACCTGGCGTACACGAATCGGCCAGTCCACGTCTCTTCATCGAAGTACGTGGACTGGATGTGTCGACCTTCCAAGTGCTTACACTTCGGACAGGTCCCGACCCTCACCGCTCCAGCTCCTCTAGCGTCCACCGCAGGTCTTGGGCTAGTCCAGGATTGTCCTCGGCGCACGCGTCGGCATACGCCGCAAGTGCCACCCGCGCGTGGCGATCCTTCTTGTATTCAAGGATGAAACATGGCCCCATATCCTTGCCGTCCATCCGCTCAACTCGGTACTTCATGTACATGCCGCGTCCGTCGCTCATGCGCCCTTCTTTCGGTCTCGTTTCTCGCAGTTGTTGTGCGCGTGCAGCACATCCCCCAGTCGGTAGAACTTCTTACCCGTGTCCGGGTCGCTAGAGACTGGACGCAGATGCCCACCACGGGTAAGCGAGTGCACCCGCTGCGCATTCAGCTTCTTTCCCATCTCCCCTATCCGGCGGGCGATAGGTTCGATGGTGTCGGCGGTGACGATGTGTTTGTTCGCTTCATGTACTCGTCCTCGGTCGATCACAATGTCATCGTCGGCGGGGATGTCTATCTGTCGCCAGCAGTCATCGATAGCGGCTTTGATGTCCTCGTACGCTTCTTCTGAACCTTCAGTGAGGGCTAGGGCGATCATGTTGACTCGCAGCCACTTGGCCAGCGTGATGATGTCGTTGCCCTTATCCCACACGATCGCTCGTTGTTCGCATACCAGCCTCACCCACGTACCTAGGCAGTTGTGCAGTACGTCAGCGGCGTTGTGTGCCCCGATATGGATGGGGACCTGAGACTCAGGCTTGGGCCTTCGGGACATACTCAACCCTGGCCTCTGGATGCGAGCCTGGCGGGTGAGGGTGACGGACAGCTCCCCGATCATGCGGGGGATGCTGGCCAACTCTTCACGGAGCTTGTGTTGGGAGCCTTTATCGAGAAAGAAGCTGTCGGAGACGGACACTAAGCGGACCTCCTGTACGTGGCGTGAGCCTGTGCCGCCTTCTGGGCCGCAGTGAATCTGCGGTCGAGCTCAGCCCGTCGGCCGGTGGGGATAAGTGCCGCTTCCGCTTTGGCTACCAACAGTGCTCTACGTAGTTCGCTCACAAAGCTTCTCCGTTCGACGGTGGATCGTTAGCGAGTTCAAGCAGCACGTCTGCATGACAAGGGGAATCGAGAGAGCACCAGCAGGCGAGATCGTGGCCCCGTAGCGGCGCGACGAACTCGTCTAGGTCTGCGTCTGTCATGAACGTCATATCGAGCGACCGGTAGAGCGCAACGCACCGACCGATAGCGCTTACCTTGCTCCCGAACCCGTCGTACTGGACGCCGTTGTCATCCTCTATGAGCCACTCGCCACCGACGAGAACAGGTCGAAACGGGTTGCCCCATTGGCTCGGTCGCCCGACGTAGATAGCACCCTCGGGCATTCGCCAACCCCTAGTGCGCTTCCGCTGAATCCGCTGCGGCATCGTCACTCCTGCCCGTTCGACGGTAGATCGTTCTCTGCCTAATGGCGATATGGTGAGCTTCTGCTGCGGCTAGTGCGTCTGATTCGCTGTCGCCGAGATAGACCTCATCGGGTATATGCCACCCAGTGCTGAAAAGCACCTGCCACGAACTAGCGCCGTACTTGAACAGAATGTAAGCACCGCCGTCAACTTCGGCGCGGCACCCATTCTTTGGGACGCGAATATCTGGGTTGTGGTCCCATTGCAGCGGTTCAGCACTCAACTCTCACTACCTCCTCAATCGCTGGACGAGGAGTCAGAGTTCAGGACTTCCACCTTGACGTCATCTTCGTCACCGGGCATGACAACACGGAGGGATAGCACGGAGAAGTAGTAGCCCCCATTACCGTCATTGGCATAGCAGTCTGCAAGGGCAATGGGGTTCTGGTTGTGCAGAATTGAGATGGTGGCGTAGTTGGTATTTCCGTCACCGTCATAACCGCTCCGATCCGCGTCTGGTGTAACCTGAACGCCGGTAATAATCGCCTCCAGCGCGTCCGGCTGGATTACCCACTTCCCATCGGCGGAAGCACAACAGTCACTGTCTGACATGTAGAGATGCAGCACAGTGCCATCGTTTAGCACCAGCCTCGTACCGTCGGCCTCGACGGAGGCTATACGCTTGCCCGCAATGCGCTCGTGGACGTTCTGTAAATCAGTCATTCCCATACCTCAATTATCCTCCGATACACTGACATTCGCGGTGTCTAGCCCGCTTTCCTTTCCTGGTTCCACCTGCGCCTGTCCTTCAATGACAGCTCCCCGTAAATTCCGTGCTGGTCGTGTACCTCTATCGCGAATTGGAGGCATTGGAGTTTGACTGGGCAGCCGTGGCAGATTTCCTTGGCCCGCTTACATTCCCGGCTGCCGCCTTGGTCCGGGAACCACCACTCCGTAGGGAGTCCACGGCACGCCGCTTTATCCTGCCAGGACAGGTCCGCGACCAGACCGGTGAGGCATCCAACGATGTCTGCGGCGACACTTCCACCGGCTATCCAGTCGGTAGGGCTTGAGTGCGGCATCAGCTTGCCTCCCTGTTACGCATGATCTTCGCGCGCTCACGAGGGCCTAAGCCGCCGTAGATCCCGTCGCGTTCGTCGTTGACGATCGCGTAGGTCAAACACTCAACCCTGACTGGGCATGAGCGGCATATCTTCTTGGCGTATTGGTACTGCACGGTGATCGACTCGCTATCACCGTCGCCACGCTTATGGGGGAAAAACGCGTCCGGGTCTGCGGTGGCGCAGGACGCCTGGATCATCCAGGGCTCCGGTTTCAGGCAGGGTAGTTCCGCTTTACCGGAGATGATGCGCGGTCCAGGGTGAATATCGTCACGCATTTCATTTCCTCCAACGTGTCTCATGCGGCCAATGCCTTGGTTTCCCTAAATCCCCCTGCCCATCCATGGCTATCCATCTACAGGGATGTCCTTCTGGGGCACTACAGTCCGGGCACACCCGCTCAGCGGCCCCCGTTTCGGTGTATGCCGTAGGTTTCCGTCGGCTACCGGTGTCTTGGTAGTCAGTCATCGGAAGCCTCGGGGTAGAACTTGGCCTCATCGTCGGAGCCAACGCCCTGACAACCATGATCACAATCACAGTCACCGCAGCCGCCATACTCGATTCCGAACATGTCGATGTAGCTCATTCGGTCACCGTCCAGCCAGACGCCCAACGGGACTGCTGCACATAGTGCAGCCGCGTCTTGGGGACGGGCTTCCCTTCAAAGAATCGGTCGTGATGCACCTCGCCCGTCTCGCGCCATTGATAGTCAATCCGCCGCTTCCGCGTGAGTCCTCCAAGGGCTTTATCCACCTCTACGGCAACGTGTTCGTCGTGCCCGTAATACTCATTGGTGAACTTCCAGTCGCAGGCGTCGCAAGCCTCTCCATCGAATAAAGCGCGGTGCGTGGCTATCACTTCCGCTATGAGCTTCTGTGCGTCCGAAGGTTCGTCACTCATCGGTTACTCCAGTACCTAAGCTCTTGGTCCTGCTCAGCGATACGTTCCTCCAGCCGCTCTACTTCCGCGATGAGTTCAGGAACCAACTGCCTTGCAGCGGCGATGAATCGGGCATCCGCCTTGTCGGCATATCCGTAGTGGTAGCCGTCACTAGACACGAGAATTGAACGGTGGCCGGAATGTACCGATGCACTTGTCGTCGTCGGATCACCGGTAGCACCAGGACGGGTCTCCCACGGTCCTCCGGTTACGCCTTCTAGGGATGCTTTAGCGCGGTCTACAAGCTCACTCATCGCTCTAGTTCCTCACTTGGGTAAACCGTGGGTGCTATCAGGTCGTATGCGTACTTGAGACCAGCCATTTCGCTTGAGTGCCGGGATAGTTCCGCTGATGTCTCAGCTGCGAGCATCCACGTACGTACCAATTCGTAGCGTTCACGGATGACGGCCAGTTGTTCCTGTACCGACTTAGCCATCTCACGGGCGACCTCGATACCGAAGCGGCCCTCGTTGCTGTAGTTGAACTCAAAGTCGCCTTGATCCGGCCAGTACTCGGTGAATACCTTGCGTGCGGCTTCGATTGCAGGATCAGACACTTAGATCAGCCAACCTTTCCAGCGCCTGCAAAATCACCTGCGCCTCTTCCCTCGTCAGGTGGATGTACTCGGGGTTCATGAAGCCGTGGGCGTACCCCATGAGCTTTATCACTGCGGATTCGGATGGGTCGCTCATCTTCCACCTGCCGCGAATGCTGCTATAGCCTCAGCACCAGAGGGGTAGATCCCTTGGCATATCATGAGAATTCGGGATGTTCCAGTCTCGAATTGCCATATTTCCCACCCGGTTCCCAGCTTCCGAATCTTCCACCACTTGTTCCGGCCGCCACCACCGCGCCCGACGTGATCGCTCATAGCTTCACCACGTCTTCTATGAGGTCGTGTGGTGCTGTTACTTCATGCCCGCAGCAGGTGCAGCGTCCTCTGCGTCTTGTCTCTATCGAGGCTTGTACCCAGTTCCCGATCGTGGATACATGCGCAGCACAGATGAACACTTCAACGGCTGGTCTGTCGCAGTGGTCTACGAGGTGGATGGTGACCATGAAGTCCGCGGGCCTGTAGCAGTCTTGGCATGGGGGTGTGCATTCGATCTTTAATCGGGCTAGGAACGCCGTAGGGGTCTCTACACCGGTTCGGGGTTGTAGTGACACCACTGGTTGGGGTTTGGGCTGTGTGCGTTTAAACCAGGCTGTCATAACGGCATCACCCGGATCGCTGACGGATTGCCACAAACACCGCACTCGCCAGAGAAGCTGGCGATACCCTTCGCGACCTTTAAACACCGATCGCATAGATCAAGTTCGAAATCTCCATGGCCCGTGTAGTCCACGCCGTGAACCAGGGCCGCCCACACGGCTTGGTGATCGCACGCATTCTCGCCGTGCTGCCTGCCGTTACAGCCGGCGATCCGGCATTGACATCCCCTCGCTGGCATCTCTCCTACTAGTTCTTTGATGTCTGTTATGGCTTGGGTAGTCACGATGCCGACCTCCTTTGGTTTGTGGCGTCATGGACAAGGCGGGGCCGCGGAGTGCGGCATTCACAAGGGGTTACGGCGTCGCCGATGTCGCGCCATCCGGTGCCGGCGCACTCCTGGCATTCGCGTTGCCGCTGCAGTTCCGCTTGGCGTTCGGCTTTCTCGCGGAGGATTCGTTGTTCGTCCCAGCGCTGACGGGTCTCGCGGTGGCGTTGGCAGCCGCGGCATGGCAGGTCTGTTCCGCCAGGATGCTTTGGGCAGAATTCGGGGGGTGGCGCGGAGCGCTCGGGTTCGGTGTGGCTCGATGACGGTTCATGCACTCGTTGTTCGGCGTCGCCTCCCCTCCCTTGATCCCTTCCCTTGATCCCTTGATCCCGCAGTGAGTCGTCAGTGATTGCTCCGTGAGCGTTCAGTGAATCTTCAGTGAGTTCAACGTCTTCGCTGGTGGGAAGCGGTTTAAAGGACTCTGTTGGACGGTTGATCTTCTGGTGATGCCAGGCTGCAACCTTGAGGTACCGACGGCCACTCACTACATGCCTGTATCGGATGATGTGACCTTTGTTTGAGAGCTCAGTGAGCGCTCCCTGAATCTTCAGTGAAACGGTTTCGATGTCGTCCCGCGGGAACAGATCTGACCGGATCAGGTTGAGGTTGTCCTCCCCCACGCCGTTGTCATCGACGTAGTTCCAGAGTCCAATGAAGAACAGGCGAACGAAGTAGTCCAGCGCCGCGGTGTCCGCGGATCGCCAGTACTCGGGCTTAACCGAACGGATGCGCACTACACCACCTCATCGGTAGTGACCGTGCGGATCTCACGCACACCGCACCCAAGGCAATCCCGCTTCTGTCCCGGAACCAAACGTCCAAATTCTTCGACCTTGCAGTCCTCCCACATCCCGTAGGCGTGCTGGTGAACAGGCCCGCGGAACCTGTGTCTGGCGAATACATATCCAGCCCAGACGCAGCACGGAGCGGCAGCCACGGATAACATCGCAAGCGCAAGTGCGGCCATCTACACCGCCTCCTGGTCGGTGAAGTCGGACTCAAAAGCCATGGAGCGCCAGCCCTCTTCGGGGCTACCACTGCCATACATGACGGTCGGGAAGATGATCTGCCAGGAATCAACCTCGGATACGTCCACAACGGACGCATCCCAATACAGCGAGCCATCTTCGCCCTGGCATCTTGTCGCCAGGGCGCCATCGTCACGCCTCCGCACAACTCCAGGGGGATCACCAAGCCGCGCCTGATTGACGATCGCAATTGCTCGTCGGAGCGAATACTCGTCGGCGACGGCTGCATCCCTATGGAACATCCACCCGTACTGCATGGGGGTTGTTAGTGCTGTCACTTCGTCATCTGACAGCACCCACTGCCCCGGCACTATGCGCTTACTCATCGTCACTCCGCCTCCTGGTCGTTGAGGCGCTGCGCAGCTATCCGCCGCCATGTGTCTTTCTGGTCAGATGTGAGCGAATCCCAACGCAGCGGAGCGGTCGCAGAACGCTTCTCGCAGAGTTCTTTCGCCAAGGAATCTAGACGCTCGTCACTCATCGTCACTCCTCTCAAATCCCCCACAAGGGCAGTACCGGTAAAGAGGCTCAAAAGAACCAGGGATAGTGGCTTTACAAGTGCCGTAGTGACGTTGATGCTCATCGAGATCGTGGCCGCAGGAACAAAGGTCGGTCATGCGGTCTCCTCTAGATCGATCCAGTCGTCATCGAAAAGCGAGGGCGGTGCCACGGAATCGGTATCCAGCCCGCTACGGCATCCGTACGGAGAGCAGCTGGGACGCTCAACGTCATCCGCCGACTCGAAAGTCACATCCTCAATAGGAATGCGGCTCTTATGGAGAAAGGCTTCGTTGTCTAAACCGGGGGTGTTTCGGATACTGCGGTCCAGATCAACAACCTGCTGCCACTGCCGCTCATCTTGTTTGATGCGGATCCACTCAGCGTCCGAATGCCACGGACAGCCGATACACGCCGACTTCATCACCTCAGGGAATCCGTGACGCGTGTTGTACTCACCGCAGTCGTGCCGAGACATTGAAAGATCAGGCGGCACAACCTCGCCGTTTTGATCCCTGCCAACCAAAGGGAAAGTGTCGAAGGCGTAGGACACGCGCGACGGCGATATCCGGCCCATCTCATCAGCAGAGAAGCCCACGTAGCTGCGCGCCCACACCCCTTGTGGTGGCGCGCCAACCTTCCGGACAGTGCCAGTCCCCCGGCAGACCGAGCAGATACCCCAGGGTTTTTCGTGTCCATACTTCACCAACCAGGGGGCATTGCGCTGCCCCTCGCCGCTACAGAAAGTGCAGGACCCCTCGCTTACCTTGGCTCCCAACTGCTCACGCAACCACCGATAGATGGCGATCATCTTGAAGTTGGTTGTGCAGGCCCGGCTGGTAATACCGCCTGGCTCGCCAGTCTTTGGGTCCCTCGTGTACAACGGCAGGGATCTTGGAAAGTGGGGGTCCAAAGCCTCGTCGTAGATACTCCCTGCCCGAACGCGCACCAGGGCTATCCCAGCCGGCGCCAACACCTCCTCATCTAGACGAGCGAGATGCGCGTATACCTCCGGTGGCTCCCAGCCGGTATCGGCGAATACCGCAAACCGGGGCTTCTCAATGACCCCCTGCGCCGCTAAGAGCGCTATAGCCGTCGACTGCCACCCCGCGCCCATGCTCTGATACAGGAATCTGGGCTCTGGTTCGCGATCCAATTCACGACGTTCAGAACGGGTTAGGAGGTTGGGAAAAAGTAGCCCTTCCCGCAGGTCGCTCATCGCTCCTCCGAATCACGTGCAGCCGCAGCAGCAGCGGCGAGAAGATCAGACCCAATAAGGCATGTGTGCTCACACCCGGATTGCACCTCCGGTGTTACCGGCAGGGATCTCGGTAGTTCTACTACTGCGTATCCGTTGGCCTTCAGTTCTTCAAGGATGAAGCCACCAAATCCGGCGCTGCCAAGGGTGAAGGCGGGGCCGTACCATCTGATCGCGGCTTGCGTGATGATCTCATTGGCGTTCTTAGGCTCGCTCATGCGCATTCCTTCTTGTCTTCAACAAACCCTCCGCAATCACAAAGGGTCACACCGTCATCCAAAGCCCCGTAACACTCAGCTGATTGACCGTTATGCTGGTATCTCTGATGACCACAACGGCAGAAGTGGTAGGTAGGCCAAACAGTCACGCGCCCTCCCTGAAATCAAGGGCCATCTGGTCCAGGCGACTTACGGCGGTCCGGCAGTAGCGTTCCTCTAGTTCAATGCCGATACATGTGATGCCGAGATTGGCGGCGGCGCGCAACGTGGTTCCCGACCCGCAGAACGGGTCCAACACCGAAGTGGCACCCGTAGTCTCAATACAGCGCGTGGGGAGTGAGATCGGGTACGGCGCTGGGTGATCGGGCATCTTGGTTTCGATCCCGAGTGTCCATACGTCACCCATTCCGCTGGCACTGTGGGACACCAGCTGGAACTCCGGTTTAGCGAACAGATAGATGTATTCGCCGCGCGTGCAGAAGTTGCGCAGGTTCACATCGATGCCTGTGCCCCGGTTCCAGATGATGCGTTGGCGCAACGGGATACCGAAGTCGTTACCGAGTGGGTCGCGTAGCACTCCGTGCTCGACGCGCGGCCGGTGGTTGTAGAACACCGCGAGCCGAGCAACCCGCCAACACTCGGCGAGCACCTCGCGCTGCCATACGTCGTAGGCATCCTGGTCCATCGCATCGGCGTGGGCGCCATAGCCCTCACGGAATCGGCCAGCCTTGTTACTCGCTCCAGGACGGTACATACCCTTGCCGTTACCGCCCGGAACCAACCCCATGTTGTAAGGCGGCGAGGTAACCACAATGTCCACCGACCCTGCATCCATCTCGGCCATGATCTCCAAGCAATCCCCGTGATACAGCGTCACTAGATCGTCTTGGTAGTAAGGCTTCACGCGGCTTTCCTTTCCAGCTGGCGCTTCAAAGACTCGAGCTGAATCCCCATCGCCGCGGCCACTTCCGCGTCACTCAAACCTGTGCTGCGGTAGTCCTCGTACTTCTGAATCCATGTCGACTTCCCGCCCATATGCGGTTCGGCATCGGGGTTATCGAGGTCTTCCTCATCCCAAGCGAACGGCGGTAACCATCCGAACTTGGCGGCACGAGTCCTCGACCTACTCGAAGGGCAAGGGATCATCTGCAGTTCGTTAAACAACTCCACAACAGCTTTCGCGGCCCACACCTCCACCCGCTGCGACTGAGACATCCATCGCCACACACTGACCTCGGAAGCCCCTAAACGCTGAGCCAGGAAACGATTGTCGTAGCCGATCGCCGCCAACCCCTGCAGTCTGCGCGCAGTACCAACCGCCGGCACCTTCGCCGTTGCGGCCACCCTCTGCTCCAACGAAGGCTGAATCTTCAAAACACGAGACTCGGTCTCTTTCAAGATCGGACGCGCCTGATCGAGCACAGCACGCAACGTGTTCCACGCCAGACCCGAGGCCCGCGACATCTCACAGAACGACACCTCATGGTTCAGAAGAAACTGGATGTGCCGCGACGCCACAACCGGATCCACCATTCCCACATCCACCCGGCCAAGTGAGGCCGCATGCAGAAGATGCTTCTCGCATAAACCTCGAGCCCTGGCTTTCCTGCGGCACTTCTCCCGTTCGCACTTCATGCCGCCCGCTCCTCACGAATCGACCCGTCGTCGGCAAGCCACACCCAACGCTCATGCCGGTAGAACACATGCTCAAAAGCCGGTTCATGCCACTGGGACACGATGAACCCCAACTCGATAGCCTTGCCCCGTTCACGTGTCTCGATGAAGGAGTGGCAGCCGCGGCATATCACTAGCCCGTTGGAAACCCGGGCCGTCGACTCCTGGCGGCTACCACCCCGGCCCCTGGGGCGACGATGGTGATACGACTCCACCGTCTGCACACACACGTTCGGCCACTGCACCTCACACTCACCCAAAGACCTCTGGAACATCAGCTCTTTGGCTTCCGCGGTGAACTCGCCAGCCCTAGGCACTAGCGGCCTCCGCTCGCCCAGTGGGGTGAGAATTGATCAAATCGCCAATGAACTTGCGGATCACATCTGCGGTGCACTGCCGCGGGGGCTTGCCATGCTCGGAGAAGAACTTCCCGGCGGTCTCACGCTGGTCCCACCCGTTCTCGGTGCAGGCCGCGGCGAGCTCGTCGAGTGCGTCGTCTACGTCGGTGCGCTCTGGGGGTGCCGATGACCTCTCATACACCTGTGAGTCTGGGTCCGGCTCATCCGTTGGTAGGCAGAGGGTTTGTAGCATTGCAGTACGGAAAGCCACTGAGTGCGCTTTAGCGGTAGCTTTGTCGCCGGCATCCATTGACTCTGCTGCGGCGACAGAGGTGATCGAGTCACCATCTGGTCCATACCAGGTGAACTCTACTGTCAGCCGTGCATGCCCCATGAGGGTGCGGTTGCGGCCCACCTCAACAGTCCCGTACTCGTAGTCCAAGACCTTCGGTACAACGATCACGCCGTGCTTCGTGAGAGCTGGATACACCGCCGATGTGACTGCATCGATCCCGCGGAATGAGAAGCCTTGCTGCTGGTTCCGCTCACCCTTGCGGACGGCTCCGACATCCTTCATCACCTCGGATAGCGCTTGGTAGATGGTGGTCATGATTCAACCTCCGCATCAATAATGTTGGATTCCAGGGCTTTCACGGTTCCGTCAAGCGATAGCCGCCCACTGGCGAGTGCGTTTGACACGATCTCGGCGGCATCCTTAGTGGGGGTGATCTTCACGTAGGGCTCTTTGAGTTGTTCGAACACCACATAAGGGCATACCTCGCCGCGCAGCCACACTTGGCCGTCCTGCTCAAGGGCATTGACTAACAGGTGCTTGCGGAACGCTTCGCGCACAACCTCAACGATTTCGGTTTCGCCGCAGTGGTCTTTGACCCACTGCACAAATCCCGCTTCGTCGGCGACTGTGGCGACACGGTTCGAGGTGACCCATGTGGCGGTGCCGACCTTGTGTCCGTCAATAAACCCGGCCAGTCCGTCGCCCTGGACAAGCTCAGCCTTCACTGCTTCTTTCGCGGCCGGCGCGGCCTTGCCCAACACGTTCAGTGCGGCAAGATAAGCAACCGCCGCTCTAGCCGTCTCACTCACCGCAGGTTCCCCTTCTCGTCGTACTCGTCATCAACCCAAAACCAGTCAGGAACAGCAGGACCGGGATCAGACAGACGCCGGTAATCGGTTGCGAGCCAATCGGACATACGGACACCACGACTCATGAGGGATCACCGAGAACTTCGGTGTAGGGGCCACGACCCGTGAGGAATTCAGGACTCAGCACGCGGCTTCCATCCTCGTACACCCAGCCATCTTGCGTGTGCTGGAATTTCCAACCAGGGGTCTGCTCGCGGCCAGCGAGCAACACGTACCGGGCTTCCCACACCGTGCCGTCTCGGGCCTCTTCGCAATCCAAACTTGGAAGTACATGGGGCTCAAGGATTTCCCGGAACGGGCCGTGGAGATCTTGATCTCCCAAAACCCACACCGAGCCGTTTTCTACATGACGGAAATATCCCCAGCGTTCTAGGTAGGGCGACCAAGACCATTGCTTCCCATTCGCGTCGAGCCACCGTGATCCCTGCTCGTCTACCCCTAGACGGTCAACGACACGGGGTGTACGGGGCTTGGGGGTGATTAGTGACCCGGATGGGAGTGGTTCATCGTCAACCTCGGCTAACTCGGGGTCGGCCACGTAGGCAGATGCCTGCTCGGGAAACCGTTCGCGTAGTGCCGGTTCCTGTTGTGCTGTTGGGTCGGCGTCGAACACGGACGGCTCCCGCATCAGCCGCTCAAGTCGCGGCTTGTCGCCTTCGTGATACTCGTCCGGGTCGTAGATGACAGGCCAAGAGTCGGCGTCGGACGGTAGCGGCATGCCGTCGGCAATACGCGCTCCACCTGGAGCCCAGTACTGCCAGTACATCGCACCGCTGGACTCTGCTTTTCGTACCGCCAGGAATATCCCGTCTGGTCGTCGTGCGATGGTGCCAACAGGCGCACCCTCGGGGATGCTGTTAGCGGCAGCGATTAGCTCAGTAAGGAACTCTTCAGGATCAGGCTTAAAGCGGTGGTGCGCGGCTGCATCGAGCCGAATCCCCGCTATGTGCCTCATGGCTTTCCGCTGCGCTTCGGTCGGTTCCAGCTTCACAACGCCACCACCCTGTAGCCCTCTTCTGACAACACCTCACCGATACGGGCCATCACAGTCCCCGCATCACCACCCAACGAAAGCTCTTCCTCGATAGCGTCTTTAAGAACATCCTTGATGTAGTCGCTCATGACGCCGTCCTCACCGCAGACGCGATCCGATCAGTAGCTTCACCAGCGAGGCGTTCCCAATCCTTCTCGCCGTACCCGAAATAGATCTCTTCCAAGCAACTCTTGAGCGCCCCGCGCTGCGCATCACTCAACCCACTCATTTGCATGTCCCCTGCCCGTTCGGCTCAATACCCCTGGAACGCAACACTTCATCACGCCTGGCCATAACCTCGGCAATAGAAGCGGACACATCAACACCGCCACGGCCGGCTAGGTCAAGGTGCTTGAGCATTTCCGCGCACATCAACAACACCCGCGCATCGGCCTCGTCATGATTGATCGTGTACCTACTCATCGTCCGCATACAACCTCTGCATATACGGGAGTGGTTCAGGCTCATAGGTAGAGGGATGCTTTGACAGGCGGGCGATTTCACGGCGCAGGGCCTTGTTTTCCTTACGCCACTCCCGAGTATCGGATGTCTGCCATGCGATCATCAGGGCGAGGACAGCTACAACCATGACGGCAATGATTTGATCCCTCACTGTGACGCCCCCCGCTTCTCTTCGTAGTAGTCGAGCGCGGCTAGTGCGCCACTTCCATAACCAGCACGGACGAGAGCGTCGGCAGCACTATCGCCATACAGCTCTTCGGATACACCATTGCGCCAGTGGAATTCATACAGGCTCATGACTGCCTCGCTAACCGGATCAACGCTGTAGCGTGAATATGGACGATGGTCTTGATATCCGAATCGCCTGCTTCAATACGTTCGGTCAGCACACGGATGAATCTGTCCCACACCTCTTCTGGTCCATGTGCATCAACCATTTCCTTCACGGTGATCACCGCTTCGGAAAGGTGGTCGTTGGCTGCCGCGAACAGCTGGTCCACGGCGCCTAGTTCTCGGATGTTCATCGCCCACCTGCCGAGTACCATAGAACGACCATGAAAAACACCGAGAACGTGAGCAGCCACCCGATAGCGGTCCAGTTCTTGACCTGGTTACGGGCCTGCTCCCTCTCGCACGGCCTACATGGGTGGAACACTTGGTGTGCGTGGCAGATTGGGAACGTGAATAGCTCGCGCATCAGTCCTCCCAACCGTGCACTAGCGGGGACTGATAGCCAGGACGGTGTGCGGTTTTCCAGCACTCCCACATCGCCCACCCGCCAAGCCCAAGCCCGCCGAGAATGACTGCAAGGAAGACGATCGCGCATACAGCTATGAGTAGGGCGAACATCACGCCGCCTCCCCTTCTTCATCTTCGGAATACTCGGGGCCATCTGAGTCCCAGTTGAATTCGCATCCGTGCTTGAGTTCGGCATTCAATGCCCGTGGGTTGACCTTGAGTTCAGCGCTTAGCGCCGTGTAGGTCTCCAACTCGCACTTGTCGTACCGCCACAACACCGACTCCGGGTTGGGTAGTTGGCTACGGACAGAGGCCAACATCTCCTCGATGTCCTCCAAATCCATCTCTGCGATGCAGTCAAGAACGTTGCGAGTTCCAGCAGCTCTAGGCCCGTAAATCTTCAACGGCGGCAACGGATATGCACCATCACAATGAAGATGGAAACCACTGGGGTTCATGCTTCTCGCCCTCCCTTGTAGTAGTCGGCGAACCGCTTCAAGAGAGTGATGTGCGTGGGGCAAAACCAGATGGCGCTGTATGCCAACACTTGTCCCGCTACATACGGGTCGATGTTCGCTTTTTTGGTGAGTGATATCCCGGTGTTGAGAACCCCATCGATCGTGGGATCAGCGTCCAGACTGCGGCACACCGAGATGCCGTACTTTTCGGCTAGGTCTTGAGCCGAGTCCGCGTGGGCTGGTGGAGCACATGAAACCGCTAGGACTGTTACGGCTACCGCCGTGATGGATCTATGCTTGAACACGCCACACCTCCAAGGTGTTGGTTGCAGTGGCGCTGGGGCGGTCTTCCGCCAAGATGTCCCGCCCCAGCGTTCGGGGGTTATTCAGTTGTGTATTCGTCGGCCGGCGGCAATGAGATGGGCTTCTCTACGTTTCTTGGCCTGGCGTGTTTCGTCGCGATGAAACGCTGCTATCCGCGCAGAGCTGTCCGCATCAAGGCGGTCCGCCTCGCGTGTCAGGCGCTCGATCATCTGCCGAACCTGATCATCCACAGAAAATTCCTTCATGGCTCCAGGCCGATCTCTTCGTCTAGTTCTCGCAACTCATCGAACGCGCGTCGCTGTGCCTGACGTGCGGGGTAAGAATCTTCTTCCACTGCGGCGATGTCTATGTGTGATAGACCGAGACCAAGTAGCACTTGTCGCAGGCTGTCATGCGCGCCCTTCCAGTAGTTCCTACCCACCGTGGAGCCGTCGCTGGTTGCCTCATTCAGTGCGCGAACGCTGCGCTGTAGGAGAGCCTTGATACGCCTCAGGGGCGCTTCTGGAACCGCAAGCCAGTCACTAGACACACTTTCACTGCGTCCGTACTCGGCTAGGCCGTCGGCTATTGATGCTGATGAAGCTGGATCGGGTGGTGGCCACGGCTCTTTCGGCCAAACAGCAACAGCCTTGAGGGCGAGAATTGATTCCAGTCGGAGCTTTGCATCCACGATTTCCCGCGCGGCCGCATACGCCCCCGCAGGTACGGCGTAGTAGATCAGCTGATCTACGCTCATCCCAAACGCGGAGGCGATAGCCGCTCCCGCGGTTAGTGATAGATCTTTTTTACGGCCTAGTTCCAAATCCGCAATCACGCAACGGGTTACCGAGCCGCCAGTCTCATCGGACAACTTCTGCGCACTCCACCCACGCTGTTTACGTAGCGTGCGGACGCGAACACCCAATGGTGTCGGCACACCCTTTGTCGTCATGCCGCCCCCTTGGGTTCTGACGGCAGGGAATCCAGCCACTCGTCTAGTTCTTCTATGAAGTACAGGGGTTTAGTCCCCTGATATCTGGCACATATCCGTCCGGCCCGCCTTTCGCGTTCCAACGTTCGACGGCTGACGCCTATGTAGTGAGCGGCGTCATCTGCGTTCAATCCGCGGACCGGCTTGTCAGTCACGGCCATCCCCTCGCACGTAGTCGGTGAAGTGTTGGGCGCTACGCCCCCGGTGGTTTCGGCCCGCGTAGTTTCCTGGCATCATCAGAAGCTCGATTTCCCTGAGTTCGCGGCGGCGTTCCGCGGACAGTTCAGTGAGTGAGGCGTGGTTGCTACGTGACTGCGCAAGCAGCACCTCGCGTTCCCGGTTTTGTTTGGCCTCTACTTGTCGTCGCGTAATCGCCTCGGCCCGCCTGCGCATCGCATCGTCACGTTGGCGCTCAAGTTCATCGCGGGCCGCCGCCACGCGAGACTCCTTCGCGGCCTGCTTTATACGCTCGATGTACTCAGTTAGCCGCTGCTCTTCGGCTAGGCGGTTGGCGGCAACTCGCTCCGCTTCCGCTTGCTTCCGGGCAAGGTTTTCGGCATGGACCGCGGCTCGTTCCGCTCGCGCCTCTGCGTCAGCAAGGGCCTTTTGGGCTTTTTCATACCGGCGGCGCAGACGTTCCATGGACGCGTCAACCTCAGCCTGGTACTCGGGCGTTATTGGATCCGAGGTAATGGTCAGCGTTGGGATGCGATGCCGAGAACGCTTGGGTTTCTTTGACATAGCTACCGTGATCTCAGGATCAACAGTCGCCCAAGTCGATCCGCGTAGCATACGTAAAACGCGGCATCCTGGCTGCCATGTCGGCGGTGCTTACGCTGATTTCCGTGACGCTTACCCATCAGTTTTCCTCCCTAGACATAATTTGCCGAACCTTTTGCAACGCCTCTTTGTCACCAAGGCGTGCGGCAGTCAATAGGGCCGTAGCACCGGTCCAGTCGCGAGATGAATGGGAACGGATGTTCTTCATACCCCGACGGCGAGCGTTGCGGTTTCCGCCAAAATCATCCAGCTTCTCGCCCATAAACTCGTTCGCATCGCGATCCATCGGGAGCAAAAGAGGGATGATGTCCGTGATGAAAAACTGTGGAATGCTGCCACTTCCGTCAGTCCCAACGAAATAGTCCCAGAGCCTGCCGGCAACCAGCCGAGAGGCTCTGAGCCGCTCCGCGTTATCGGCCTCGAGCTTGTCTGAAAGCTCAATTTTCATCGCGTTCACCAGCCCCGCGGCGACTTTCTCTGCTCGACGCGTAACCTCGGCAGATGTCGCCGTCTCAGATAGATTGAGGCGCTGCTTGACTGAATTAAGCTCAGCTTTCAGCGCCTCACACTCGGCGACCTTCTCCTTTAGGAGGTCGTTGTCCGTCTGGACGATTCGATTCGCCGCGCGCGCCCCGTATTTCCCCTTAGCCATTGCGTACCCCTCGGATGACGTTGTTCACGGCGGTCTCGCCGGTTGGATCTGCGTACGCGATGCAACGCGCTATGTCCGAGTTGCGGAGAGCAGCAGCCTTCTGCGCCTCCGACATCTGCACCGCATTGGTTAGAAACTGGAAGTACATAAACCCGTCCGCAAGCGGAGCTCTTTCCTTGAACTGATCGACCAGGCGGAAGACGCGTCGGCGTCCGAACCTGATCCCGCAGTTATCCAGCACAAGGGTGCTCAGTGCGATCAGTTGATTCTTTGTCGGTGCAGTGGAACCACCGGATCTGAGATTGGCCACGGTGCCAGGTGGGGCGGTCATGCCATCCCCCTGACACGCCGTGTCCGCCTTTTATCCTGTTCAATATCGACAGGTTTTCTGTCCACTTTCACCGCGAAAAGATCGTCCACGGGCACTTTGAGGAAGTGGGCGATGCGCAAGGCCGGGTCGGTTTCCAGGGTCTTTACTTCGCCTCGCAGGATTCGCCCCAGGTAGGAGTGGGACTTCCACCCTGCCGCTGCAGATACTTCGCGCTGCGAAACCTCTTGGCAGATCATCAGGCGGACGATCTTCTTGTGATCCCTGACGTACATGTACACCTCGCCGAGCCGTTCCGTTTGGGATGCGAGAGACATTACACCTTCCTGTCTGTTGTGTCCAGCTTTCCTGTCCATCAAAACATATCAGGTGCCCACTATTCAAGGAATTACATCGATGTTCTTTGCGACGTCGGCGCCGACCTGCGAGTATTTACCAGGTAAGCAGCATCTTTCTAGTGCCCACCGACCAGAAAACCCAGGTGCCCACCCGGGTGGACGAAACGGCCACGAACGATGGAGTGTGACGACATGGCATCCAAGCACCAGCTCGACCAGCTGATGGAAAGCGTCAAAGACGCTAACGGCTGGTCCGATCCTGACCTGGTGCGCAACGCAGAGGAGCGAGGCCGTGTCATTTCAAAGTCCAACATCTCACGATTCCGCGGACCCCTTGAGTCCATCAAGCGGGAGAACATTCTTGACCTGGCGGCAGCATTACGGGTCGCACCGTCCCAAGTCGCTGTCTCAGCTTTCGAGGCTATGGGCTTCAATCTGCCCACCTACGACTCCCCCACTCCAGAGCAAGCCATCCGGCTCGACTCCACCCTGTCCGAGAAGGACAAAGCCATCCTCTTATCCACCCTTCAGCAGATGCGCTCGCCGTCGGGAGCACCGCGCGAAACGAGTCAAAACCAGGAGGATGGACGGCGGTCCAAATCGGTATCACGGGCATCCCTTAAGCGGAGATAAGCATGTTTGTCTGCCGCATCCATGACTGACCTGCCGCGGCGGCGAAGATCGCGCCACAGAGAGCCGCTGGCGCCCACACAAGCAGGCTGGCCCACATAGTGTCTTGATCTTGGAAGGGTAGTTGCGCGGTCACCATGCGGGCACCGCATGCGGTAACGCCGAAGGCCGTGGCGATCATGTACACGGTGGCGATGATGCGGCTTTCCCGCTCACGCCAAAGGGGTACCAGTGCTCTCATGGAGTACGCGAGTAGGTATCCCAGAACGCCACACAGGATGGTCCAGTAGGCCATCATCCACGCGTCCGTGACGGGTAGTCGAAAGAAGTCTTCCCGATAGGACCTGACTGCATCCCCTGATGTGAAAAATGTTAGCAACGCGGGTATTACGAGTAGGGCTGGCAACTCAACGAACTTATGGAATTTCTCATGCAGATCGACCTCAAGGCGATAGAGGGCGTCAATGATGATGGCCGAGGCTGCGATGATATAGAGGTCGTGCGCGATCAGATCTTCCAGGTTGTGCATGTTGGTCCACTTGTATAGAAGCTGCCCAACCGTCTCGGAGGCGATTGGGCTCATTAGTATTACCGCGCCGCCCTGCAACGCGATGTTGAGTGTTGCGGCTAACTCTTGATTGCATGTCCACGTGAGTCTTCTTATCCATAGCGACCATGCGATGGTTGCGATAGTAAAGATGATGAGGGCAGCATGCATCGCCGAAAGCCTTTGAACGATATGGGATTTGGTCCACGCCCCGGCGCGTGTGACGTAGATTACACCCGCCTCGCAGTTGAACGGAAGGGGTACGGAGAATTACTGGTAGACGAATCAAGGTCCCACTACAAGCGTAGTAGGTGCGTCCAAAGCTGAGAATTTTCCTGCGGGGTGATCTTGAACCGGCGTATCGTCCAATCACTAAGCCCTGGAGGGGAAGTGCTCGGACGCGTATTCGACCCACGCAACAATGCGCTCAACGCATGGCGGCTAATCCTGGCCACGTCGGTAATCCTCTGGCACACCTGGCCGTTGACCGGACATGAGATTCCCGCTAGGCCGATCACTCAACTGCTTTCCCAAGTGGGGGTTGATGGGTTCTTCGCGGTATCGGGGTTTCTGATCACGTCCAGTTGGATGCGGCACCCCCAACCCAAGACGTACTTCAAAGCGCGGGCCCTGCGCATCTTTCCCGGGTTGTGGGTGTGCCTGCTGATCACCGCGTTTGTGATCGCACCGGTAAGTGTGTGGATCAAGCATGGGACGATGCCCAGCCCCATGTCGGCGGTCGCCTACATCATCAACGGTGGCCTGCTGAACCCCTTCTATCCCGGTATTGGTGGGACACCTCAGGATGTTCCGTGGCCGGGGGTGTGGAATGGGTCTTTGTGGACCCTCACCTTTGAGATGGGCTGCTACATCTTCGTCGCCATCCTCGGTGTCACAGGGCTACTGAAATACCGCTCGACTATCCCTGTAGCTTTCGTTCTCGCACTGTGTGGGACGGCGGTGTTTGGGTATCCGGCGTTCGCGATGCAGACCATCCCCCAGATGGTTACCCGGTTCGCGGTGATGTTCGCGGCTGGGGCGTTGATCTACCAGTACCAAGACAAGATCCCCGCCCGCTGGTCACTGGTCGCCTTAGCCGCAGGAGTGGTGCTTATCTCCGGGCTGCTACCGAATTATCGAGTGCTGGCAGCAATCCCCTTGGCGTACCTCGTTTTAGCGTCCGGCGCTATGCTCAAACGCCCGAACCTGCGCAACGACCTCTCCTACGGGGTGTACATCTACGCCTTCCCCGTCCAACAGCTACTCGTCATCATCGGCCTCGGAACACTCGGGGTGTTCCCGTTCTTCATTCTGGCGACCTTGCTGACCCTGCCGCTGGCGGCAATGAGCTGGTTCATTGTTGAGAAACGCGCTCTGGCGTTGAAGAAACGGAAGCAAGTGGTGGCCGTCTAGACACCGCGACTCCGGTTGAAACGGCGGATAATTGAGGGATGACTGATTGCTACGGCGACACAGAGCGATGGACGGTATCTCACAAGCCCCATCCCAGATTCCCTTGGGTCGTGAAACATTACTTGCCCAAAGTGGGTTGCATTACCGGCGGGTCCATCTTCCCGACATGGAAGATGGCTATGGAATACGCGAACTGGTGCGCAGAACCGCAGCGTGCGGCAATTGCCCGCGCAGCGGCAGGAGGTAATTCAGCTGACCTACGCGCCATCCTGACCTACTACTTAGAGGCTCAGGCGAAGTCGGCGGGATAGTTGAAGTATGCAGATATGAATGGTCCTGGCCGATTCTCAGATGGGCACGCAAAATACTGCCCAAGTCGTAGAATGTGCAGGTCAAGGGAGGGCTCATGGAAGAGCAAGAGCCGACAAAGGTGTCACCTGCCGCTCTGGCTGAAACCGGCGTTGTGGAGACTGTACCCACCGCCTGGTCTGACACCGACGAGCTCGAAGAGCCTGAACCGTACGACGATCCCCGCCGACGCAACTGGTTGATCAGCGGAGTCATCTTCGCCGCTACAGCAGCGGTTGCAGGATTGGTTGCCGGTGGCGCGTACGTCTTCTTCGGCCAAAGCCCAAAACCTAATACCCCGCCGACGACCACGGTCGTCGCCGAGCCACCGAAGGTTGTTGCGGCAGATCCGAAATCACCCGTCGATGACGCATACCTAGCGGATGTCTTCAGCCAAGGAATCCCGGTCTCGGACGTAAACCGCGGGTCACTCATCCAGATGGGCCAAGCCACCTGCGTCACCCACCGCGACAACCCGTCCATGCAGATAGTCGACCTGGCTATGACTATCGCAGAAAAGCGGACCGCCTACCCGTACGACAAGGCCCGGATCATCGTGACCGCAGCGCTCGAGCATTACTGCCCGAAACCCGCCGCGGTGCAGCCCGCCGTCTACGACCAGAAGTTTTTGAGCAAGATGCGGGCACTGGGCTGGACTATCACTGATGCGGACGGGATGACCCACAACGCACGGCAATCATGCTCACTACTCACTCAGGGGAACACCGTGCAGTTCGTACAGCAGTCCCTCAGCGCGGAGACGAATACTCCCCTGGATCAGGCCGTGGAGTTCGTACGCACCGCGATGTCCATCTATCCCAATTGCCCTTAG